CAGCAGCGCGAGGAAGCTCTCTACTCCGCAGAGGAGCAGAAGACGCTCGACGCCTACATCAAGGATTGGCCTGATGTGGCGGCTGCTGAAGGTCTTCGTCGGCGCGGCGAATACAACATTCTGACGAAGTACATCTTCAATGAATTTGCGACGGTCCTGAAGCCGTTGCAGGAGATGGTTGAAGCACTGGCTGCGAAGTCGCAGTACGGCGAACTCAAGGAGACGATCCCTGAGTACAACGACGATCTCGCGACGAAGGTGACGGCTTGGGCGAAGGCCCAACCCTCATACTTGCGAGATGCCTACAACAGTGTTATTACGAACGGCACACCGCAAGACGTGGCTGATCTCGTGGCGCGGTATCGTAAGGAGACTGGTGACATCGGAACGCAACAGCAGCAGCAACAGCAGCAGCAACAGCGAACCACTGCGCCAGCCCCCAAGAAGGCAACTGATCTGCCCGCGAGCACCAAACAAGCGGCTGCTGCGTTGGCTCCAGTCAGTTCTAAACGCTCGGCGGTATCCGCTGGCATCGACAGCGCCGACTTCAACGGAGCTTTTGACCAGTTCGCCAAAGCAGGACTTTGAACCAACATGGAGCTTAAAGAATGAACCCCGTTGTCTATGGTGACATCTCCCCGGCAGTCGCGGCCTACTCAGTAGTCCGCATGCTGACCCGCGCTCAGCCGCTCTTGCAGCTTGAGCGTTTCGGTCAGACCTATCCGCTGCCGCTCAACAGCACCCAGACGGCCAAGTTCCGGCGTTACTACATGACCGGCGCTTCTGGCTCGGCTGGCTCCGGCACTGGATCGTTCTCGATCCCGGTCGCGACCACGCCGCTTGTCGAAGGTGTGACCCCGGCAGGGTCGAAGCTCAGCAACGCGGACTACACCGTGACGCTGAGCCAGTACGGCGACTTCATGACCATCACCGATGTGGTCATGGACACCCACACTGACCCGATCCTTCAGCAGGCCACCGACATCCTCGGTGAGCAGGCTGCGCTGACGGTCGAGACGCTGCGCTTCAACGTCCTCAAGGCGGGCGTCAACGTCTTCTACGCGAACGGAAGTGCGCGAACTTCTGTGAACACTCCGGTCACTCTCACCTTGCAGCGTCAGGTGACGACCGGCCTCAACCGCCAGAATGCGAAGAAGATCACCACTGTTGTCGCGTCCACCCCGGACTACGACACGAAGTCGGTCGAAGCCGCGTACATGGCCGTCTGCCACCCGGACGTGGAAAGCGATCTCCGTGGGATCACCGGCTTCAAGCCGGTGTCTGACTACGGCCCGCACACCTCGCCCATGGAAGGCGAGATCGGCTCGATCGAGCAGGTCCGCTACCTGTCGTCCACCGTCATCGCGCCGTGGGCCGATGCTGGTGGCACGAAGGGCAGCATGCGGTCCACCACTGGCACCGATGCCGATGTCTATCCGATCCTCTACTTCGGACGTGACGCCTTCGGCATCGTGCCGCTCAAGGGCCGGTCTTCGATGACCCCCATGGTGGTGAACCCGAAGCCTGCCGCTGGCGATCCGCTCGGCCAGCGTGGCACCGTGGGCTGGAAGCTCTGGACTGCCACCGTGATCCTTCAGGAAGCCTTCATGGCTCGCGCTGAAGTCGCGGCGACCGAGTAACGCTCTCTACGGCTGGGGCACACTAGTGCCCTAGCTGCAACCCTTCAACTTCTACGGAGATTACGCACATGCGTGCAGGTGGTGTTCACAATACCTACACCGGAACCGTTACCGGGGCCGGTGCGATCGTCACGATCGGTCTCGGATTTATTCCGGCTCATGTCATGGTCTATAACGAGACCGATGCCCTGCGCTGGGAGAAAATCTACGATCAGGTCGATGCCAATACGATCAAGACCGTGACTGCGGGAACGCAGACCACGGACACTTCGTCGGCCATCGTGATCGGCAACGACACGAACGGCATCGCGAAGGGCTCCATCCGGTTGTCGGCGGCTCTGGCCGCGTCCGGCAAGGCTCTGGTGGTTCTGGCCCGTGTCTAACTAGGACTGGCCCGATTAGGGGGGAGGCTGCGGCCTCCCCTGACTACTACAGGGGTCATCATGTATTCGGGAGCAGTAGTTCAGTCCATGCCAGATTTTCGTGTGTGCATCGAGCGGATGCAGAACGGTTATGAGGTGTCGCTGAGCGACCCGAAGATCGTGAAAGCCAACAACACGCGGGACAAGAACGGGTACACACCGTATCGCGACCCGACTGTGGAATATGCCTTCAAGACGGTTGACGAAGTGCTGTCCTTCTTGAAGGAAAATCTCGACAAAGCACTTCCGAAAGATGGCTTCAGTTCAGCCTTCGATGCTGCTGTGGCCCAAGCGACAGGGGAAGATGACTAATGGCAAGCGAAGAAAACGACCTGCTTATTGAAGACGACTTCACGAACATCCCGCAGGATGAGCCGCCGCGCCGGGCTACGCCTCGCGAGGTGATGGCCAACACGGTCAAGGAGACGAAGCGCAAGACGCTCCGCGTCATCCTCGAAGAAGTCGATGAAATCCCGCCGATCGGTCTGTTCGTCGGCGTCAACGGCAACGGCTTTCTCATCAAGCCCGGCGTAGAAGTTGATCTGCCCGTGGAAGTGATCCATGTGCTCAACAACGCCGTGCAGTCCACCCCGATCGTGGATGACGACAGCAAGTCCGTGACCGGCTGGCGCGAGCGCATGCGGTATCCGTACCGCGTGGTGTCTCCCACGCAGGCTGCGGCCTAAACTACTACGAGGGTGTCATGCTGCTTCGGGATTGCTTGAACGAACTCCGCGTGAACCTGCTGCACGATCGCTCAGATCGGATAGATGGTTCGGCGGATGATACGCTCTGGTCAGATGACACCCTCGTCAGCTACATCGACGAAGCCCAGCGCAAACTCGCGCGTGAGGCTTTCGTTATTCGCGACGGCTCGACACCGGCAGTCACGCAAGTGACGCTGGTGGCCGGGCAGGCGCAATACACGCTGCATGAAGCAGTGATTGCGGTGATCTCGGCTCGCTACGACACGGACACGCCCGATCTAGTACGTGTAGGGCACTGGTTCGTGGGCGGCTTCAGAATGCCGGACCCGAACGTCTTCGACATCAATCAGGTTTACACCCTCACGCCCGGTAGGCCGGTCGCGTACTCGACAGACACAGAAGTTGTGAACGATGACAACGACAGTGCTGGTACTGCGACACTGCGCGTCTTCCCGACGCCGACTGCGAATGAGGACGGAAAGATCATTTACCTTCGCGTGATCCGCAAGCCGATCGAACGGCTGAGCGCGAAGATGCTCAAGGTCTCACCAGAAGTCGGTGAAGACTATCACTTCGAGATGTTGGATTGGGCCGCATATCTGGCTCTGCGCATTCAGGATCAGGACGCCGGGAACCGCGCTGCGGCGGCGGACTTTGAGGCCCGTTTCAATGCCCTGTTGAAGCGGGCGCAGCGAACGGCTATGCGTAAGCTATTCGCTCCGTCCGGGTGGGGATTTGGGCAGGCAGGTTTCACATGGGCGAGGTAGGATATGGCCGCACCACTTTGGGCTCAAGCACTCAAGGGAGTTGCTGATCTCGGTACTGTCGTCGGCAATGGTCTGGCATTCGGACGCGGCGAAGACCTGAAGCAGACGCTCGGCTGGGGCGTTCAGAACAGCGGGCGGGCTCTCGGACTAGTGGGCGGCGACTATGTGCCGCTCAAGAACTATTTGGCACAGGGCGCCGACGAACTTGCGGCGGCTCGACAGGCGACCGGCACTGTCGGCTCTCTGGCTGAGACTGGAGCGGGTCTTGTAGGGGCGGGTCTCGGCGGTGCGGCGCTCGTAAAAGGTGCGCGTGCACTGCCGAGTATCCTACCGAAACTCTCATCTGTGATACCTGCTGCCAAGAGCTTCGCGCTACCGGCTCTCGGTGCCGCGACTGCGTATGGCGTCGCCGGATCGGGAACTACTCCGCAGGACTTCGCTGACAAGCCTGCGCAGCCTGCGGCTGCATCTTCTGCGACGACAGGCCCGCAGGCCGGATCGAAGCAGAAGGGTCCGGCTGCTGTGTCCGGCGAGGCCGACTGGTCCCCGGCGAAGAAGAACTTCGTCGATCTGATGTCGTCGGTGCCGCTTGGCACGCTTCGTCAGGCGATGGAGGTAGGTCAGATCGGCGCGACGAAGATGCCGACGCCGCATGACATCGCCTTCCAGAGGTTGTCTGGTATGCTGGGGCAGCAGTACGCTCACGATGCGCAGACAGATGAGCCGACAGCGCGTGCGACCTACATTCGCAACATGACTTCTCTCATCCAGCCCAGCGGTGTGATGTATATGAACCCCGGACTTGATGGGAGCCAGTAGTAATGGCCTCACTGTTTCAGGCGGCGCAGTTCGATCAGTCCCCGTTCACAGGTCTGCCTCGATACTCTGATGTCGCGAACCCGAACCCGCAGCCGCAAGGCTCGACGACCCGCAACCCACTAGTTGCGGGCGTTTCGTCTGGCATTGACCAGCTTCAGGCGACGGGTGGCGCGTTCGCTTCCGCGATCGGCAGTCTGCTCGGATCGAAGGGCCTTCAGGATTGGGGCGCTGGTGTCTATCAACGCAACAACGCTGAAGCGACGGCGAACGGGCGCAGCGATCTCGACAAGCCGATCTGGGACACCAGTCTGTCCGAACTACCGGCGTGGGTCGGGTACAAGACGGCGCAGCAGATACCGCAGTGGGCTGCGCAGATCGGCGGCGGCGCGATCCTTGGCCGGGGCATGCGTGCGGCCAATCTGGCGCTGCCGGAAGCCGCTGCTGAGTTCGGCGCTCGCGTCCCGGCTGCTCTGGGTGGCGGCGGCGCTGGCTTCAATACGATTGGGCCTCTGACGAAGGAAGCCCTGCACACTGGTGGAGAATACGCGACTGATGTCGCGGGCGCAGCTTTGGCTGGGTATCCCATCGCGGTCGGCTCCATGTATCAGGAAGCCATGGATCGCGGCGATCCTAACCGGAGCGATGCAGCGCGGGCTGCGATCCTTGGCCCGGCCTACGCTGCACTCGATGCAATCGAGCCTGCACAGTTGAAAGGCTTGCTCACGCGCGGTCAGAAGGGTGGCCTCGCCACTCGCATGCTGACTAGTGCGTTTGCTGGCGCTGCTGCGGAGATGCCGCAGGAAGCTGTGCAGACTGCGATGGAGCAGTCGTTCCGGCCTGACTTGTCCCCGATGGACAAGTTCAAGAACATCGTGGACGCTGCGGTTACAGGTGGCATTGTCGGCGGCTTCGCTGGCGGCATCGGCGGTATTCGCCGGGCAAAGAGCGCCACCGACATCACGACCGATGAACTGAAGCAGGATGTCGATCAGGGATTGAGCAACGCGAAGGCCGCGCCCGCGCAGCCTGCTCCACCGCTCAGTCTAACACCAACTACTGAGGATCAGCCGCAGGCCCCGCGTCCGTTCGGCAAAGAGCCGCTGGAGCGTGTGCAAGGCATGCTCGCAGATGTCGAGAGCCGACTGGCGAGCGGTGGCGGCAACCAGCAGGACGCGGTGAACCGGCAGCAGCTTCGCAATGAGTTAGCTGCGCGCACTGCTGAGCAGACCCAGCGTCCCTACGCACAAGTTCCCGATGTGGACTTGCAGAGCGCGCTCACGGCGGCGAACCAGAACGGTGCGGTTGCTCCTGAGCATCAGCAGGCCGTGGCTCTCATCCAGCAGGAACTCGCCGCCCGGCAGGCCGAAGGTCAGCAGCTTCAGCAGGCTGTGAAGATCGGCCCGAACCAGCAGGGTCCGCAGCAGTTCGGCCAGCCGGTCATCCCCGGCTTCGAGAACTTGCCGAACAAGGGCACGCCTGCGGCTGAGTTCGAGGCTCAGCAGCAGCGGCAGGCCATTCAGGATCAGAACACCGCGCAGGCTCAGGCCGCGAAGGCGCAGTCGATCGCAGAAGTTCACCAGAACCTCGCGGAGATGGCTGGCCTCAAGGCCGTTCCGAAGTCCTTCGCCAAGGCCAACATTCAAACACAGGAAGATGGGCTTGCGTTCGTCAAGGAGCGACTGGATCAGGGCAATGCACCGCAATGGGCGGTCGAAGCCGGTAAGCGCATTGGCTTTCTCGATAGCGAAGGCAAAGATCAGACTGTTGCAGATGTTCGGAAGCAGATCGCTGACAACACGTCCAAGATGCAGGACTTGTACGACAAGTTCGGCCTGACGCAATCGAAGCAGTTCGCGGTTCAGATCACCAAGCTTCAGGAGCAGAATGCGAACCTGAAGCAGCAGGCTGGTATGATGCAGCAGGCTGAAGCGCGGGCGCAGGAGCGCGATCGCGAGCGCAACCCGCCCGACAGCCTGCCGCCCGGCCCGATGCAGTTCCGCTCACCGGATGGCAAGTACACGCCGGTCACAGTGCTCGACAAGAAGCCGGTCGAGCAGGGTGGGCAGAAGTATCAGCCTGTCACCAATAGCAAGGGCGTCGAGTACAACGTACCGATCACCGCCCTGCATCCTTCCGCGCCGTCCGAAGTTGAAGGCGGCACAACCACCCCTGTCCCTGCCCAGACAGAGACGGCGCGGAGCCCGCTGCTTCCACTCAACCCGCGTGAGGAGAGCGGTGGACCGATCCCGAACGACTTGAAGTCGCCGCTCTGGCAGAACAACCCGATAGCGCAGCGCGAAGGTCTGGCACCGCTGCGGGCGGAGACGGCGGAAGCCGCCGCCATTGGCCAGTCGAGTGAGATCGCGCCCAAATCTATCTCTGCTGCCCCGGCACCCCTCACAGGTGAGGAGACGATGGCTGCGGCGCGGGACATCTCGCGCTATGAGCCGGTCCTGTCTGAGATCGTGTCGAACAAGGAACTGCCGGTCGATATGCGGCGCGATGCCCGCGAGGCTCGCGATCAACTGCGTACCGGCACCGGCTATCAGGAAAAGCTCGACAATGTTCTGTCGAACTACTCCGCGCACACTGGTGACTACCAGTATTCGACGGAAACTTTCGGCAAGAGCCAGAGCAACCTTCAGACCCCGAACTACGGTAAGGCCGTGGATCAGGCGCTCGATCGCCGTGGCGTCTTCTCACCTGAGCAGCGGGCGCAAATGCGCGATCAAGCCGTGAAGATGCTGGAGCAGGATGCCCAAAACTTTGCAAACAACCCGGATGGCCCATTCAAGGATGCGCAGTCGAATGTCGTGAGTTCCGCGTCCGTGGACCCGCGCTACACTGGCTACCTGAAAGACCTGATGCACTCTCTGGGTCTTGGCAACATTCGCGTCTTCATGTTCCACCCCGGCGACGTGGCTGGCAATGAGGGCACCTATGGACTTCATGGGCCGTATAATTCTGCAACTACTGCTGAGCGTCGAGGAGGCGCTGGCGGTGTTTCTCCTTTTGGGATCGGCAATCGCGATTTTTATATGGTACTTCGGCCCGAAATGAGCCCGGAGCAGACCATTGAGACGATCCCGCACGAACTCGGCCACATGATCTGGCATATGGCGGTCGCCAATGCCCCGGCTGAGACCAAGGCGGCGCTCAAGGCCGACTACTTGAAGTGGAAGGCGCAGACTGAGAACAAGTCCGCACAGGACATGGTGAAGTCTCTGCGCAATCGCTACACCGCAGCCGCAACGATCCAGAACATGGAGGAGCGTCTTCGGAACCAGAAAATTCCGAACGCGGAAGACTACTGGCTCAGTGAGCACGAGTGGTTCGCGGACGGCGTGTCGCGCTGGGCGACGACTTCTGCGAAGCCGCTCTCTGTGGTGGACAAGTTCTTCTCGAAGGTCGCCGGGATGATGAAGGCGATCCTGAAGTACGTCACCGGTCAGGGTTATCTGCCGCCGCAGTCGATCAAGCAGTTCATGGACAACATGGGCTCGCAGAATGCGCCGCTGAATTGGGAAGGCTTCAAGGGCAAATACTCACTTCTGACAGATACTCAGGCAAACGCCGCGCCGACCGTCGATAACATGCTCACTCAGGTGGGCAAGGTTTCGCCGCAGGGCCTCATGGATCGGGTGAACACGATCATGCAGGCTTCGGACGGCGTGCTTGGCCGGTTGCAGAAGTTGCCTTGGAAGGAAGCGTCGAACCAGATCAACAAGGCGCACTTGTACGCGACGACACTGAACCACATTGTGGAGTTCTTCGGCCCGATGTTCAAGCCGGGTACGCTCGAAGCTTATCGTGATGTGCATGATGAGCAGCGCGCGAACCAAGGGCGTATGGCGCACATCGCGGCGATCCCGTACCAGCAGTGGGAAGCCATGAACGCGGCGCACCCGAAGGCCGGTGAGGGCATCGGCAAGCTGATGGGCTATACGCTGTCGAAGATCGACCCGCGCAAGGATTGGGACGCTCACGATCACCTGAAGGGTCTGCGCAACGAAACGCAGTTGAAGCAGGCTGTCGCGCAGGCGAACCAGTTGTATCGCGAGATGGGCCGCATCGTTGAGAACGGTGTGCGGGCGTCCGCGATCTACGACACCTTCGCCAAGCACAGTGAGATGGATCGCTACTCCGCTCAGACGGTGGCGCTCTATAACCTCATCAAGGCCAATGCGGCGATCGACGAAACCTTCAAGGCCAGCAACGTCGATCCGATGAAGACGTTCATGACCAACAACAAGTTCTACGATAACGTAGACAGCGCGCACGCCTACTGGCGTGATGCACGCGATGCGATGGTCAAGTCGATTGGTGACTATGTTCAGGCGCAGCAGGGGCGTCTCAGCCAAGCCACTCAGGGTGAGCGCAACAAGTTCAAGTCGGATACCGGCTCTCTGCTGGGTCTGCTGAAGACTATTGCGCAGCAGGACACCGCGATGTCGCAGGCCCCGTACTTCCATCTGGGACGGTTCGGTGACTACTACGCATCGTTCCGCATCACTACCGGCAAGGACGGCACGATCGACCCGAAGACCCTGAACCGCATCAGCGATCTGGTTGACGCTGGCAAGTTCCAGTTGGCTGTGCCGCTGGAGAGCGTGAAGGATCGCGTCTTCGCCCGCTTCGAGACTGCGGATGAGCACACCCGGTTCGAGAAGCTGATGATGCAGCTTGAGAAGGAGAAGTTGCTCACTCGCGATCCGCGCGAAGGCCAGAAGGAAGGTCAAGACCCGAAGCTCGGCCAGCGTGGCGAGATGCCGATCTCGAAGGAGCCTTCGTGGGCGCAGTCGTTGATTTCCTCGCTCAAGAACCACTTCGAGGAAAGCTCACTGCTCGACGATCTGTCGCCAGAAGAAGTCGATCAGCGCAAGAAGATGGTTGCGGAGTACGCGAACCACATCGACCAGTTCTTCGAGAACATGATCCCGGATGCTTCAATCCTGAAGGTCAATATGATGCGTGAGGGCATTCCCGGCTTTACACCGGATATGATCCGCTCGTATGCGTTCAGGTCGTCGCTGGGGGCCGAAGCTCTGGCTGGTGTGTATACTTCACCGAAGCTCTCGGATGCTCTGAAGGAAATCCGCGCACAAGTTGATAATGCCAAGGTTCTTGGAGAGACGGACCCGAAGACGCGCTACACGATGCAGAATGTTCTGTTTGAACTTCTGAAGCGTGAGGCTAACCGCACAGTCATGAACCGCAATTCGTTCTTTGATGCGTGGCGGGCCGTCAACCACAACTACTTCCTTGGTCTGTCCCCGTCTTTCGTGCTCACGCAGATGGTGCAGTTGCCTCAGTATCTGTGGCCAAGGCTGGCAGCCCAGCATGGGTATGTGAAATCGTTCGAAGCGATCCGGGAAGTGACCCCGACAGCGTTCCGCATTCTGCGGGCCACATTGAAGCATGGATACGAGGGGACTTGGACCCAAGCTCTCGATGCGACTATTAGTTCGAAAGTTCTCGATGCAGCAAAAGTCGCTGAAAGTGACAAAGAGTTCTTGCTGCGACTGGCCAACTCAGGGCTATTTGATCTTGGCTCACAGTCCCGCGAACTCGGTCGTGTTGTGGAAGGTCGGCGGAAGTCGAACTTCGATGTCGCGATGCGTGTCGCGTCATCGTTCGGGTTTTACTCGGAAATGGTTGGCCGTCTGATCTCGGCGCTGGCCGCGAAGAAGTTGTACACCGGTCCGGCTGATGGTCTGGAGAACTACGCTCGTGGCATGGTGTCTCGGTCGATGTTCGAGTTTTCGAACTGGAACACATCTCGACTGATGAGCCGTCATGGTCCTCTTGGGGCGTTTACTCCGGTGGCCACTGCGTTCATGTCCTACACCCAGCAGGTGCTTGAGACTTTGACGCGGGAAATCCACAACGCTTATGTCAACAAAGCGGCTACTCCAACGCAGAAGTCTGAGGCTCGACGGTTCTTGGCGGCGCATATGGCTGCCATGGCGTTCTTCGCTGGATCGCTTGGGATGCCGGGGGCTTCAATGGTTGCGACCGTCATCAACAAGATGGCGGACTTGTTCCGGGACAAGGACGAAGAACCATTCGATGTGAGACTTGCTTACCAGCATTTCCTCGCCACCGTCTTCGGACAGGGCGTCGGAGAAGTGCTGGCGAAAGGCGTGCCGCGATCCATCGGGTTCGACATCTCGTCACGTGTTGGCGAGCAGGACATACTCCCGTTCTCCCGGCTGTTGTCGGATCGCCGTCAGTGGAAGGACGCCTTCCCGGATTACATCGCCAGTCTCGGCGGTTCCCCGGTCAGCATGGTTGGAAATCTGATCGGTGGTGCCACGGCGATCGGCAACGGCGATCTCATCAACGGCGCGAAGCAGTTCATGCCGCAGGCGATCAAGGGCGGCATCGAAGCGTATCGCATGACCACGCGCGGATACGAAGATGCACAGGGCCGACTACTGCCCATGGAGCCGGGTGCGCTCGACATCATGTACCAGCTTCTCGGCCTCACGCCGGGGGATCGTGCGAACTACAATGAACTGAGCCGCGACTATCAGGCGAACAAGGGTCAGATGATGAACCGCGCCGGGCTGTATCGTAAGTGGCTGGCTCAGGCGATCGAAGACGGAGACACCGAGAAAGCAAGCGGCCTCATCGCGGACATCAAGCGGTTCGATCAGATGAACCCGGCTTACGCAGTGCTTCCGAACATCGGACAAGTAGTTGCTTCACGCGCTCGCGCTCGCGCGCAGGCTAGAGCGTTCAACACGCCTATGGGTGTACCGGCCCGGCTTCGGGACGAATACAGCCTTGGCCCGCTTCAATAGGAGACGTAGATGTCGGCAGGTATCAAAGACATCGAGATCGAGATCGGAGCGACGTTCCAGATGAATGTGTGCTGGAAAGACCCGAACGGTGTCCCACGCGACAACACCGGGTACTCCGCGCACATGCAGATCAGGAAGAAGTATGGCGACCCTGTGGCCATTCTGGACTTCTCGACTGCGGACGCATCCATCATTCTTGATGGTGCGAGCGGGAATATTTTCATCACCGGGCTGGCGAACCTGACCGAAGAAGTCACTCAGCGGTACGGTGTGTACGACCTCAAGATGTTCGCGCCGGACGGCGTGGTGTATCGCATTCTGAAGGGGGCGGTTGACTTCGACCCGGAGGCGACGATCTCATGAGCGAGCCCAACATTGTAGAAGTCGATGAGACGAATGACACTCTGATCGTCACTGAGCGTGTGATTGATGTTGTCGAGACATCGACACCGGGGCCGCAAGGAGGTTCCGGGGGACCAACAGGTGCGACAGGTCCAACAGGCGCGACAGGCCCGACAGGTGTGGGGGCCACCGGAGAGGCCGGCGCGCAAGGATCGACGGGACCGACAGGTCCGACAGGTCCAACAGGCGGTACTGGAGGAACCGGGCCTCAAGGCATCATGGGGGTTACAGGTCCGACAGGTCCGACAGGTCCGACAGGTCCGGCAGGTCCGACAGGCGACCAAGGGAACCCCGGAACGGACGGCACGACAGGGAGCGTCGGACCGCCCGGCCCAACAGGGCCAACAGGTCCGCAGGGGCCGACAGGCTCAGTGGGTCCGCAGGGTGCTCTCGGGTTCACAGGCCCGACAGGTCCGACAGGTTCGATCGGTCCACAAGGACCGACAGGTCCAGTTGGCGGCACTGGGGCGACAGGCTGGACAGGTGCCACGGGAGCGACAGGTGCCACGGGAGCGACAGGTGCCACGGGGCCAGTGGGGGCGACCGTGAACGTTGGTCCGGCTCCGCCAAGCAGTCCCAGCCCCGGGTGGTTGTGGTGGAACACCGCTGACGGCAATATGTACATCTACTACGACGATGGCTCATCGTCTCAGTGGGTTTCCGCGATGGCGAGGTAGTGATGGCGATCGACTTTCCAAATACTCCGACTGACGGACAAGTTTATATTTCTGGCGGAGTTCAGTGGGTCTACAGCACAGCCACTGGGTCATGGCTTGCGCAGGGAGCTATCGGCCCGACAGGCGCGACAGGCGCTCCCGGTGGCATCGGTCCGACAGGTGTGGGAGGCCCCACTGGGCCTACCGGGGCAACAGGCCCGGCTGGGCCGACAGGTGCGCAAGGAGCCACGGGTGCCACGGGTGCCACGGGTGCCACGGGTGCCACGGGTGCCACGGGTGCCACGGGGGACACAGGACCGCGCGGGTTCAATGGTTCGACAGGCGCTACGGGGGTGAACGGACCCACTGGCGCGACGGGGAACACGGGGGCGACAGGTCCGGCGGGGGCGGATGGCGCGACTGGACCCGCAGGCGCAGCCGGCCCGACAGGTGTGGCTGGCCCGACAGGAGCCACGGGGGCGAACGGACCCGCAGGGCCGACAGGTGCGGGCGTTCCGGGTCCGACAGGCCCGACCGGTCCTACAGGACCGACTGGAGGCACAGGCCCGGTCGGCAGCAAATGGCACATCGGTGGAGGCATCCCTGCGCTTGGTCTTGGCGCGGTCAATGATATGTATCTCGATACAATCGCGATGGATATTTACCAGAAGTCCGCGCCGACAGTCTGGGCTTTCATCGGGAACATCAGCGGCGCGGCGCAGTTCGGGGACACCGTTAAGACTGCCACGTTCGGTGTAGATGCCAGCGTGGACTGGGTGACTGGCGGGCTGCTCACCATCCGTGGGTACACGCTTCAGGAGAACGATCTTGTACTACTGACCACACAGACGGACAACACTGAGAATCGGGTGTATGTCGCGCATGCTGGCGCGTGGGAGCCTCAGACAGACTGGGAGATCGGTAGCACCGCGATCCCGCCCGGCCTAAGTATCCCGATTGAAGCAGGCACGCTGGCTGGCACCGTGGAGGTATTGCGCGGGAGCGGGGTCATCACGATCGGCACGTCTCCGCTGGTGTGGACCACGACAAGTGTTCGGACGTTCGGGTCGTTCTCGCAAGTCGATACTCCGTCTGCGGATTACCACCCGTTGCGGCAAAACAAGCACACCGCGTATCTCCTGACACTTGAGGGAGATCAGACGTTCTACATCGATACTTATGCGACGACGCCGTTCGGTGTGGCCACTGAAGCACTAGTGTTCAAGCGCAGCGTGGCTGGGACCAAGACGATCCAAGCCGCAGCGGGGGTGACGCTCAACGGCGTGCCCGGCGGGTCGATCACATGGGATCGGCAGTTCGCGGGGTATTTCCTGAAGGAGCGCGCCAAGAATAACTGGTACGCGGTGGGGCAGGGAGACAATGTGGGTGCCACCGGGGCGACAGGTCCGGCTGGGCCGACAGGTGCTGGATCGCCGGGACCGGCGGGACCGACCGGCCCCACGGGGCCGACTGGCGGCACGGGACCGACAGGTGCTGGCGCTCCGGGTCCGACAGGCCCGACCGGCGCCACAGGATCGACCGGCTCGACTGGTCCCACAGGGCCGACAGGGAGCGGGGCTACAGGCGCGGCAGGACCGACTGGCTCCACAGGCCCCACAGGCCCCACAGGAGCCACAGGAGCCACAGGGAGCGGGGCTACAGGCGCGACAGGAGCGACTGGGGCGACAGGTCCGAACGATATTTATGGGTTCACCTACAAGGCTGACGGCGGCGGGGCGGTTCTGACCACCGGCACGCAGGTGTTCATTGAGGTTCCCTATGCCTGCACCATCCAGCGGGTCACGGTGATCGGGGATCAGAGCGGGTCGATCGCATGGGGGGTCTGGAAGACGAATTACAGCGGGGCTCCTCCGACCTCCGGCAACTCGATCGTGGCATCAGCGCCGCCGACGCTCAGTTCCGCGCAGAAAAGTCAGGACAGCACGCTGACAGGGTGGACCACATCCGTCTCGGCTGGGGATATCATCGGGTTGAGCATCGATAGCGTCTCCACACTGACGTGGTGCTCGATCTCGTTCAAGGTCCAGAAGGTATGACGGCTCCGCTCTGCACATATGGGAACGTGTTGGGGTCCACTTCGTCGGTGGGCGGCGCGATGTCCGTTTACAACCCGGCTGTCACGGGGGAGCTTGGGGTCATCATCGTCATGCGCCGGTGTCCGTTCCAAGCGCAGACATTCACCGCGAGCCTCTGGACTCAAGTCTCTGGGGCGGCGATTAACAATGGTGACAACCTTCTGTGCGCGGATGCGTTCTACAGCACAACGCACGACGGCGGCACCGTGAACCTCAACAGTTCATATGGGACCAGTAGTAATTGGGTGGCGTTCTCCGGGGTATTCACAGGCTTCAACCCGACGACACCGATCATTGCCGGTGGGGGTAACGGAGCGGCGTCCAACGCATCCGGGTCCAGCGGGAACAACATCAACCCTGGCGTCGTTGACGATTACACATGGCTGGACTTCTGCGCGACCACTTATGGTGGTTCATCGTTCTCGTTCGGGTTCCCCGGTAACATGCCGGACAACCGGGCCTACACTTACGCGAATAGTCCGAACTCATCATCAAGTTGCGAAATCGGCATCGCGATGAAGTCCAGTAACGCCAGTTCGTTCACATCATGGGGATGGAGCTTCAGCAACAATTCGAAGTATCTGAACCGGATTTTCGCGATCCAGCCGGCTGCGGCGGTGAAGGCCCGGAGCCAGCTAATTTCACTATGGGGATAGTCATGCGTCTGAGTGCTGTGATGATTGTGAGGAACGAGAGCAGCGTGATCGATCGCTGTCTCGCAAGTCTTGCTGGTTTCGATGAAGTCGTTGTCTGCGACACCGGGTCGCAGGATGACACTGTGCAGAAAGCCAAGGCGCACAAGAACACCCGCGTGTTCACGGACTACACATGGGATGATGATTTTGCCTCCGCCCGCAATCACGCCTTGCGCAAAGCGACGGGGGACTGGTGCATGCAGGTGGACGCGGATCACGTCCTCGTGACCCCGATGGAAGAGGTCCGGGATACTGTGCTTCAGGTCAATGATCTCGGGCATTCCGTCGCGAAAATCCGGCTGCGGCATGGTGCTTGCGGGCAGATGCACATGGGTGCGTGGCTGTTCAAGCGCCAGCCGGGAGTGTTCTGGGACGGTCGGGTGCATGAGGTGCTGAACCGCACGGCCACGGTTGAGACAGGGATCGTGCAGGAGTACGGCAAGTCGCCGTCGCACGATTTTGACCCTACGAGAAACCTACGCATCTTAGAGATGAGTGACAAGACCCCGCGCAATCTGTTTTATCTGGGGCGGGAATTGTTCGAGACAGGAGACCTCATCCGGTCTATTGAAGTTATGAACCAGTACCTGAAAGTGGCGACGTGGCAGCCGGAGATATGTGAAGCGTATCTCACGCTGGCCAGAGCTTACTGGGTGACGGAGCAAGGGGATTTGGCTCGGGATGCGGCGTTGATCGCCGTGCGCAATAATCCGATGTTCAAGGAGGCTATCTTGTTCCTGTCTGAAACACATTTCGAGCCGTGGAAATCGCGCTGGAAGAAGTTGGCGGAGAGCGCTGATAACGAGAGTGTTCTTTTTGTGCGGGTCACGTAGACAGAATGTTCACGTTGGGTACGTCGATGGTGCTGAAACTTGTCGAAACACCACTTATCTCCGCAGCCTTCATCACGATGAAGAATTTGCTGGTCATGACGGGCATGCAGGTCGCGACAGGCTTCGCCGCGCTCACGGTAGGTGTCGCGATGCCGGAGTCGTATACCGTGGAAGGCATCACCATGTTTGTCGGACCGCGTGCGATGGCCATGCTGTTCGCGTGCATCAGCGCGATTTGGCGCTGGCATCGGTTCCAACTATCGGCTCGCAAGGGCTTGTCCGGGTGCGCCCTCGGGGCGGTCCTTGCGTTCATCATAGGAGATGGACAAATCCCCTACGCAGAAGTTTTGACGAAGAACATCGCTCGTGAGAGCGTTCCTATGATGAATGGGTTTTTGATGGGTTTGTTCGGATTGCTGCTGGTCACTGGCGCTCAGGATTTCATATCTGAGTACCGGCGGGTAAGGAAGGTAGGTGGCGAATGAAGTCTGCTCTCAAATTCTCAGTTCAACGAATGGGGGTACTTCTTGCGTATGGGGTTCTCGGTCTCCCAATCGTGCTGGCGATCAGCATGATCGCACAAGTTATCCGAACGCACGTTGACCCTTTGCGCAATTGGTTTTACCCGATGCACATTTTTATCCCGGATCATTGCGCGGGATCGGACCCGGTAGTCATCTACGAGCGTATGATCTCCAAGCAGTTCACCGGGTCATACCGTGCGCAATTCACGGAAGTCATCGACTTGAACGGGAATTTCGGCTTTCCGATTTGTGTGTATCAATCTGGGGAGTTCGAGTACCGTCCTAGGGCTGACATCCGTGCCACTCCGAAACTGTCGGAGTTCATCGGTGAGGCCTGTAAACTTCCCCCCGGCAAGTACCGGCAGGAGACGACTTGGCACCCGCTCCGCCCCGGATATGTCGATGAGACGACATCCTTGGTGAGCAACATTTTTTCCGTTATACCGGCGACAGACCCCCGGTGTGTAGGAGGACGATGATCATGAGTTGGGCGAAAGACCACGGCTACGGCTGGGTTGAGAACGAGACAAGCCCTCGCATCTTCGTGGAGGCGGTCAAGCTGCTCGGCGTCAAGGAGACGCCCCGGGTTGGAGACAACCCCACGATCATCAACTGGGCGAAAGAGCTTGGGGTCTATCCCGCGTACAACCACGACAGCATCGCGTGGTGCGGGCTGGGCATGGCCTACATCGCGAAGCAGGCCGGCTGGGAGCCGCCCAAGAACTTCCTTTGGGCGTTGAACTGGCGCAACTTCGGCAACGCTGTGCCGGTTCCCATGCTTGGGGACATTCTGGTCAAGCCGCGCAATGGCGGCGGGCATGTCACGATGTACGTCGGTGAGGACGCTCAGTGCTACCACTGCATCGGGGCGAACCAGTCAGACATGGTGAACATCGTGCGGTACCCGCGCGGGGCGTTCACGAATTTCCGCCGCTGTCCGTGGCGGATCAACCAGCCGGCAGGCGTTCGCAGGGTACTGCTGTCCGCTAACGGCACAATAGCAACCAAGGAGAGCTAAGACGATGAAGCTGAGTTTCACGACGATCGTTTCCACAGTGTCGGCGTTTCTGGCCGTGGCGATGGGTGTGATGACCCAAGTCCTCGGGTGCCGTCTTGGCGACACGGATTTTTCCGCCGTCTGCACGGCGTCATGGGTGCCGTCTGAACTGCTCGGCTACGGCTCGATCCTGTTCGGCGTCATGGCCGTCGCCGCCAAGATGTTCTCTCCGGGAGGCCCGCTGGCCAATCTGTTCGGGGAGAAAGCCGTGGTCTTGCCGGAGAATGATCCGCGCTCCGGCGTCGGCACGGTCACTCCAGACGATGTGGCCCGGCCTTGATCGGCTGGGTCAAACTTGTCGTGCTGCTGCTCCAGATCAGCCGGTCCATCATCGGCTGGCTGGAACGGCAGCAGGCTATTCAAGAAGGCCAGCGTATGGTACTAGCTAAGGAGCTACAGGCCATCGCAGCCGCCGCTAAGGTGTCCAGCGATGTCAGAACTGCGGTGGATGGGATGACAGATGACCAAGTTGATGCTGCTCTCCGTGGCGATTATCGTCCTTAGCGGCTGCACGCAAATCGGGAAGACCGGTCTGTCAGGACCGGTCATACCTGACAGTTCGTGTGTGGCGTTCCACGTCATCCACCCGGCGCAACTCGATACCATAGGCACCAAGCGCCAAGTGCTGGCTCACAACCAGATTTATCGCCGTATCTGCGGAGCCGAGTAATGCCCCAGACGGTACAGGACCAGAGCACTCAGCAAGATCAGAACCCGAACGCCCCGATCTTCGTGCAGGCGTTCGAGGGCGTTCGAAATACAAGTTCGGCTGAGCGCATTGGCCCGAATGCCTTCGTTGTCGGCCAGAACATCGACATCGACAACGACAAGCAAGTCCACATGCGCCGGGGGCGCACACTCAAGGCGGCGGGATCATGGCACTCGATATGGAATGCCGGGAATGGCGGTCTCTACGGTGTGAGGAATGGTTCCCTCGGCTTCGTGCAGCCGGACTACACACACGTACCGATCGTCGATGTCGGCCTTGACTGGCTGAGCTACGTGGAGATCGACCGGACCATGTACTGGTCCAGCAAGTCGGCCCACGGTAAAATCGATCTAGATCAAAACGTGAACTCGGATTGGGGCACGCTCAACGAACAAGGCGTCTGGTGGAGCCCGGTACTGGAGCCCAGCGACACGCTCGGTCAGGTGGGCGGTAAACTTCTGCGCAATCCGCCGAAGGCCGAGTTCATGGTCTACCACAACGGGCGTATCTATCTGGCTCTCGACAAGATGATCTGGGCTACGGAGTTGTTCAAGTACGACTACGTGGACGCGACCCGAACCTACATGATGTTCGAGGACGGCATCACCGGCATGGCTGTGGTGAGCGATGGCCTCTATGTGGGCACCGCGCGGAACGCCTACTTCTTGTCCGGCGAGTTCGGCAAGATGCAGCGTGTTGTCACGAACTCCAGCCCGGTCATCAAGGGCACCATGATCCCGGCAGTGCTCGACGACTACCCGGATCATCCGATCCATGCGCGCACGGCGATCAACTTCGCTACCACGCAGGGGCTCTGCGTCGGTTTCGACCGTGGCCTCTATCGCAACCTCACACAAGATCACTTCTGGTTCCCGACTGCTGAGAGCGGCACTGCGATCGCCCGGCAGCAGGATGGTGTCACTCAATTCCTCAGTGTGTTCAGGCACGGCGGAACGCCTGCGTCGGGCGCACGCATTGGGGATTATGTAGATGCTGAGATCAGGCGGTTTCAAGGAGAGTAGTCAATGAACTTCTTCGATAACGGAAAGGGACTTCTGCTCCCTGAAAAGCAGAAACTTAAGGCCCGCCTTGGTGGTCGCTTCATTGGCGAGATCGTGCGCGGCGGCAAGGTGATCGACCAGTGGGAAGATCGCAACCTTGTCGTCAATGAAGGACTGGACGCGCTGTTGAACATCATGTTCCACGGCTCGACCCAGATCACCACGTGGTACATCGGTCTGTTCGAGGGCAACTACACGCCGGTTTCCGGTGTGACTGCCGCCACCATCGTCGCAGCCGCGACGGAGTGTACCGCCTATTCGGAAAGTACGCGCCCGTCCTACGATGAAGCTGCGTCGTCCGGCCAGTCGATCACCAATGCGGCCAGCCGTGCGACGTTCACCTTCAACGCCACCAAAACCATCTACGGCGCGTTCCTCACCTCGCTTGCCACCAAGTCCGGCACGACCGGCACCTTGTTCTCGGCGGCGCGGTTTGGGTCATCGAAGAACGTGGAGAGCGGCGATCAACTGCTGCTGACCTACGTCTTCACCGCCGCTTCGGCCTAAGCACACTAGTCGGGGGTCTCGTCAATGACAACCTTCACGGACGAAATTGACGAGACCTTCGGTGTCTACGATGCTTACGGCGATGGCCCGTACACGGACGCCGCTTACGGCTGGTCACTTAGTGAGACGATCAACATCTCGCAGCCGGGCAACTACTTCGCGTTCCTGATCCGCAAGACCATTTCCGAATACGTCAAGATCGCGACGCTGCCTTCCGTGCAGTGGTCACTGGCAACTACTGCTCGTGATACGCTCCGTCTGCATGTCGCGCTTCTGAAGATTTACGACAGTGTGACAGTTTCCGAGAACTTCACCGTTGCCCCGGCTCTCAGCTTCTACGCCTACGCCCTACGTGAGATCGACGAAGTGATCTCGCTTGATGGACTGGTGTATGCCGGGTTCAATTGGGGCGTGACGCTCCCTGAGACCATCAAGCTGATCGAGGATGCCAAGGCCACCTACGGCGCACTGGTATCCGAGACCATCGACATCAGCGCGACGGCGAGCGCCGTCAAGCACTGGCTGGTGATGGAAGCTTTCCATATCATCGACGCGGTGAACGCCAAAGGCACCTATCACCGCTCCCTGTCTGATGCGATCGTGATCGCGGATGCCGTTGCCCGGTTCCTCGGCGCAAGCATCGCGGAAGTCATGGCCATCGTGGACACCGCGACACGCCGGAGGCTGGTGACGCCGACGCTCACCCAGAACGTCCAGATCACTGACACCGTGAGCCGCGCACTACTGGTGCAAGCCGTGGCTTCGGACGCCATCGAGATCACCCACGATCAAGTGCTGAAGATGATCTTCAAGCCGGTGATCGACGAAACCATCATGCTCACGGCGATGCACATCGAGCCGTCCGGGTCAGTCACGGCTTGGGCGATCAACGTGCAGAACAACGCTGTGTCCGAGTACACCAACTTCGACTTCAACAGCTTCGCCACGAACGGCGTGAAGTATCTCGGCGCGAACGAGAACGGCCTGTACGAACTGGAAGGTGCGACAGATGATGGTCAGCAGATCATCGCCAAGATGCGTTCCGGCATCATGCAGTTCATGCAGTCGCACTCCGGGTCGGTCAAGGGCGCGTATCTCGGCTTGCGCGGCGGCGGTGACTGGTATCTGAAGATCATCGCGGACGACAAAACCTACATCTACAAGGTCACGGCCAAGGACATGAAGACCACGAAGGTCGAGATCGGCAAGGGCATCCGCGCCCGGTACTTCTCGTTTGAGCTAACTTCTACGGGGCAAGAGTTCGATCTCGACAGCATCGAGTTCCTGCCGATCGTGAACCAGCGCCGTGTCTAGGTACAACCCATACGCCGGTCAAACCAGTTCGTGGAAGGTGAACGGCGCGAGCGATCCTAACGGTGCCGCGCTTCTGCACATCGTTGAGCCGATCATTCTGTCGTGGGTGGCGCACTGCCGTCAACTTGCGCGGATCGGCGGTCTGGCCGTGAATTTCAAGTATCTGTCACATCGGCACTTCTCCGCAGCATGGCAGATGTTGTACGGGCGGGAAATCCTGAACGTGACCGTGTACCCGCCGCCATCTGTCACTCCTGAGATCGCTCAAGAACTCATCAAGGAACCACCTGTGGAGAGCTTCACGCCGCCGACACCGCCGTCTGTCGAGGAGCCTGAGACACCGAAGCCGCCTGAAGTGCCAGCGCATGAAGACAGCGTGACCCCTCCAGAGGTTTCTCAGACGTATCTACTAGTGCTGTTTGACAACAACAAGATCATGGCGATCGACATGGCCATGCTCAAGAACCTCGCGAAGGCCAAGCCTTTTGTCGGCCCGAAGGAGCTTGAGCACTCGAACTGGGTTATGCCGAGCAACAACAAGTTCAAGACAGTCGGCCTCTCACACGGTTACCGCAGTGATGGGTCTAAAATTCCGGTCCTGCCGAACACGCTTCAGATGACTAACAGCCATACGATGGGTCCGGTTGCGATCGCTGGCATCGAGATTAGCGGCGGTGTCATCACGTCATCCGAGATGTTCAACGTGTTCCGTTTGCAGCTTGGCTTCGATGACAGTTTCCCGCTGTCGTCATATTCGCACATCGGCAACGTGGGCTTCAACGGGGGCTTCCCATCGCTGATGGCCACGGACAACATGGTCTATGCGTGCAACTATCGCTTCACGATCGAGAAGGGGAAACTGTCACTCGATAGCGATGACGCATGGGGCTACAAGGATACGCTGGTGTCCAACTACGGATACCTTGGCTCGTATCCTGAACCGTTCCATCCGAACTTCATTGACAGCAGTTTGGTGCCGTATTTCGATGGTGAAAGCGGCAACACCTACAACTCCCCGGCTCTCGGCGCTCTCTGGTTCCCATCTCCGCCTGATGATGTACTGAGGCATGGCACTCTGTTCGCTCCGTCTCTCGATCAAAGCAGCGGCCTTGATGTCATCCGGGCTCAGGAAGTGACAGCCACGGATGATGTCGGATCGTTCGGCGTCGATGGTGCGCCGGTCACGATGCACTACGCGGAATACAACATCAGCTTTGTGCAAGAAGCCAGCGTCAACAATGGCCGCGTGCAGTTCGATGGTGTGGCGTTCATCGTTCCCTACAGCATCAACAATAAGCACAACTACTACGTGGCTGGTGGAGTTTCGGAACTTCACACTCAATTCGGTCAGGATCGTACCGGGTACAACTTCGATCCGGGTGGCGGCGGTCTCATCCAGCGCGCCTTTGGCTGGGAAGTCTTCAATGGTATCATGCAGGTCTCCAATGGGCGGCATAACCTCCAAGGCTACGTGATCCACGACACGTCCTACAGTCCCGGGGATGACACGTGGTTGCCGTCTGAATACTTTTTCTATCTCGACGGCGAGGATGTCACCGCCGCTCTTGCGAGCCTCTGCGACACTACTCCAGATAAAATCCAGTACGCTTTCATGGATGTACCGCCCAAGGCAGTGCTGGACTTGAAGTGACGTGCCTGTTCCGCTAATGTCCGGCCAACTCTAGCAGGTGTAAGATGACACTTTCCAGCGCGACCGTCCCGGCAGTTATCTCTCCGCCAGTTCCGGCGTCAGTGCCTATCCCTGAAATCCCCAGCGTTCCGTTCCAGCCGGGCACCTACGCCAGTGGTATGATTTCGGCTGCGCTGGCCGCGATCGCCAATCTCGCGGACATCGCCAAGAGCTTCAAGGTCCACGGCATTGATTTGGTGATCGACAACGCCCCGGCGTCCCCGGTCCTGAACATCCCGCAGCGCCCGACGCTGACGGTCATCGACTTCAACACGCAGGCCCTTCCTGACCCGCTGAGTGTCACGCTCAACATCGACGGCATTCTACCCGCGCCTTTTGATGAAGACGCCCCGGCTCTCACCCTCGGCAATCTGCCGAACCCGTTCACGGACACCGCCCCGGATCAGCCGGGCATCACGTTCGATTTCGGTGACGCTGGCGATCTCGTGGTCAACATGCCAGCGCCCCCGGCGCTGCTCAGCTTGAACATCGAGCCGTTCGATGGGGTGAACCTGCCGGACTTCACGGACGACGCCCCTGAGATCGACTTGACCGAACCCAGCCTCGTGCCGTTTGTTCCGGGCAGCGACTATTCCTCCAGCCTGCTCACACTTCTGCGTTCCACGTTTCTTTCACGTATTCAGGATGGCGGGACTGGACTGCCCCCCGAAGTCGAGCAGGCGATCTGGGACCGTGGCCGCGAGCGTGAGATGAAGGCGCAGTCGGATGCGATCGCCAAGCTCGATGAGATGGAGAACATGGGCTTCGCGTTCCCGCCCGGCGTCTATGTCGATGCGCGGCTCAAACTTCTGACCGAAACTACTGCAACCATGCAGGGTCTCTCTCGTGAAGTTATGATTAAGCAGGCCGAACTTGAGCAGGCGAACATCCAGAAAGCTCTGGAACAGTCTATCGCTCTTGAAGGCCGGTTCTTGGAGAACTGGAACCAGATCGAGCAGCGTCGGTTCGAGACTGCCAAGTACGAGACCGAAGCGCAGATCAGCTTGTTCAACGCCCGTGTCTCCGCCTTCAACGGCATGCTCGAAGCCTACAAGGCGAAGGTGCAGGTCTTCGAGGCTCGCGTTCGCGCGGAGCAGACGAAGGTCGAAGTCTATCGCGCCAAGGTGGCCGCTGAGCAGGCCAAGGCCGATGTGAACCGTTCCCTGATCGAGCAGTACAAGATCGCCAGCGACATCGCCCTGTCGAACATCCAAATCTACGAAGCGAAGGTCAAGGCGATCCAGACGAAGGCTGACATCGAGAAGATGAAGATCGACATCTTCCGCGAGCAGATCGGCGCGTTCGTGGCGAAGGTCAACGCTTACACCGGACAGGTGCAGGCGTATTCGGCTTCGGTCAGCGCAGAAGTTGCGAAGCAGGATGCGTACAAGTCCAAGGTTCAGTCCTACGTCGCCCGCGTCGATGCCGCGTCGAAGGTGATCGACGCCAAGGTCGCCGTGCTCAAGGGCCAGATCGACATCAAGACCGCCGAGTACGAAGGCTACAAGGCTGCGGTGCAGGGGGAGAGCGCCCGCGTGCAGGGCCTCTCTGCCTACAACACGGCTCTCACTGACGAATACAAGGCCGACGCTCAGGCTTCCGCGTCCTACAACGACGCGCTCACCAAGCAGTGGCAGGCGCAGGTTGAGTACATCCGGGGCAAGGCAGATGTCGCCGCTCAGGTGGCCAAGCTCAATTCCGATCTGGTCATCTCCGGGGCGAACGTGGAGATCGAGGCGGCGAAGGCTTCCGGCCAGATCGCGGCCCAGATCGGCGCTGCGGCTCTGTCGGCCTATAACATCTCAGCATCCGCGTCGTTCTCCGCTTCGATGTCGTCCAGCACCAGTGCTTCTGTGTCTGGCTCCGGGTCGAACAGCGCGAGCGTGAGCGACAGCACCAGCAGGAGCACCAGCGACAGCAACGTGAACAGCGTCTCGCAGAGCGTGTCCGAGAACACAAACCATTCGGACAGTATAAACAGCAGCTTCAGCGGATCGGTGTCTGCGAGCCAGTCTGACAGCAGGAGCACGAGCACGAGCAGTAGCGAGATCGACAGCACTTCAACCAACACCAACACCAACTACAACCTGAGCGCATAAGGAGATCGACATGATCGGTGCACCGCCTCCGGGCTTCATGGACCTGCTCAACAAGAAGTACGCCATCATGCAGCAGCAGGCGAACACTGAGAGCGACAGGGCCAATGCTGCGATCCGCGCCGCTGCCGGTGGCGTCGGCGTTGGCGATACGCCGTTCGATCCGCTGCAAGCTCTGCGATCCGATGCCTTGCAGGCCCAAATTAACCGTGACAATGCTGCCACGGCAGCCACCAAGACCCAGAGCGGGATCGCGGAAGATGAAAACCTGCGGAACGCCAATGCCGCCAATCAGGGTTACAACAGTGGCACCCTGAGCCGTGAGCAGGCGGCGGCGCTGCATGACACCATCGCCAACAATCCGCTGCTGGCGGCGCTCCATGGCCAACAGCCGGGGCAGCTACCGGCGTCGAACAAGAAGGGTCTGGCGGCGGTGCCTAAGACCGGCAAGACGACCGTTCACAAGGGCGAGGCGATCCTGAACAAGCCTGCTGCGGACAAGATGGGACGGGGCCTGATCGCGGCCCTGAACGTCATGGGCCAGCAGAAGATGGGCATGGTCTAAAACGAAACGGGCGGCACTGGTGGATGCCGCCCGCTCGCCCATGAGGAGTGCCTAAGAGAAGTGCCGGTGTCCCGGCTCACCTGAGAGGTGCGAAGTCATCAGATGCCCGTCTCTAAGACGTGAGGGTTGTACTCCCCTTTGCAGGCTCCTGCAAGCCCGCCTCCCCAAGTTCTTGATCCCCCGGCGTGACGATCTGATGAACACTCGTTAACGCGAACTCGCGCACTGCGTTCTTCTCCAGATCGAACACGAGCATCAACCATTGCGCCTGTGGGTGGTGCATCGTGCTCTTGAAGCTGATCCCCAGAGGTTTCACGAACCGCCACGCACGCTTGCCTTGGTAGTTCGTGTAGTCGATCTTCAGGGCTTGGTTGTCCATCAGTATCTCCTTAGCCGCTTCAGTTCATCCTCAAGGATCGCCGTCTTGGCATTTAGTAGTTTGAATGCCGCCTGAGAGATATTGTCGAGCTTCACGGTGTGATCTTCGGTATTTGCGGCAATCTGTGCGAGGTTTGAACCCTGCCCCACATTCCCTAGCTCGACCTGCGTGCACAGCCGGTGAAGCTGAGTGCTGATGTCGCGCAAGCTGACGGCGATCGACGCCGCAGAGTATTCGATGGGGATCATCTCGACATCAGGTTCCAGCCGCTTCAGAAGTTCAAAGCCCTTCTCGATGGGCTCCTTCTCTGGAACGACTTGTCCGGCTTGCTTGGCTGATGCCTGCATTGCTCCGGTCGCACCGGCTGGAGGGCCATTGTAGCTGGGGCCTTGAGGACCGGGTGCGTAGTTCGGCGGGTAGCTGCTCATACTATTACTCCTTACGGTTTCCCGGCCTTCGCAGCCGGGACTTGGGCGGGATTGCCCAAAGGCACTTTACCCGCGATGAGCGGGTGGTTCATGTCGAGCGCGAACACAAGCGCCTGACCCTTGTCGAGTTCAGCGAAGCCAGCGCCCAGAACTTTGCGCATGCTTTTCTGGACTACTAGTCTGATCTCTCGCCCGGTGTTGTCGAGCTTTGGCTGGCCTAGGTCTTCGAGCACCATGCGCTCATTGGCACCGGTTCTGGTGCAGTACGACTTGAAGCCGGACTTCAGGATGTAGATGATGCCGCTGTCCTGCTCATAGCGCGCCAGCAGCGCGCCACGCGGCATCTTGGCGGCAAGGGCGATGTTGTTGTTCGCCTGCATGCTCTGGACGACAAGGATGTTCTCATTGATGAGAGATAGGTAGTCCGTCAGCAGCACGATGGGACTGGTATATTCCTCGCGGATCACGCCGCGCATGAACGGTATCTGCCGCTCCAGAACCCAGCGCCGGATCACCGACATATCGAACGGGATCAGGCCCAGCCGGTTGCCGATCTCGCCTGCCACCAATGCGCTCGCGATCGTGGCCGACCAGAACCGCTCGCCTGCGGTGATCTTGGCGGCGATGTCGATCTCCTTCATCACCTTGCGCACCCGGTCATGGATCACTGGCAGATGCTTGATGATACTCAGCATGAAGGCTTCACCGATGTGGCCGTAGTGCAGCTTCAGGTCATGCAGGTAGTCATCGGCTTCGGGCTTGGTGTGCACAGCCCCGGCGAGGAAGGTGATCTCGAACACGCGCATGGACCCGGCAGTGCCCGCCACGTTCTTCGTGCTGAGCATTGTGTGCAGCGAGGAGTTCGCAGTCGTGAGCATCATGGTGGCCTTCTCACTGTCCTGCCCGACGCGCTCGATGCCCTCTGTCGTGTTGCGGATGCGCCCGCCCGGCTGCGTGACCGACATCGCCAGATCGCTCGCGTCCTTGGGGTCCATGTTCGTGATCTCGTCCACGCAGATCGGCAGGTTCGCCAGTGTGAACATGCGGCCATCGCGGGCGTTCGCCGTCGCGCCACGGTTCGTGCCGTTGATTGCATAGTTGACGGCATGGCCCCAGAAGGCACCGGCTGTATAGAGCGCCGACGACTTCGATGCGCCGGGCTTGCCACTGGCGTTGACGATCACGCCGTGGTGGCCGGTCATGTAGAACAACGGAGCGGCCAGACCACAGAGGATGAAGAACTGGTGAGCGGCGTAGGCGTTGTGGTTGTAGAAGTCGAGCAGCTTGACCTGATCCTGAATGTTGCCGTTCTTCGACACGAACCGCGACGATCGAGATGCGCCCTGCGAGAGAGATACGCGCTTGATCTCTCCGTTCGTATGGATGATCTTGTCCGGCAGGATGAAGGCTTGATGGTCATCAGTCCAGCCGAGATGGTTGTGCTGCGTCTCAGCATCGGCGGACTGCTGGAGCTTTGCAATGTATGCGATCATGTAATTCTGCAAGTCCCCTACTAGTTCGTTGCTGGTGTAGATACCGTTGTTGGCGATCGCGGAGACGAACTTCTTGCGATCGTAGAGCGCGTCGGCAGGCAGCAGGAAGTCATGCGGTTGCTGCGCACGCGGTAGCTCTACGCGCCACAACTGCTCCTCGATGCCGATCTTGCGGTTGACGATCCGGCGCAACGGATACAGATCGTTCGGGTACAGCAGCATGCTGACTTCATCACCCTTGGGCGTCTTCTTCGTCATGAACACGCCGTGCTCATTGCGCGTGTAGCCAAAGGGCTCAGCCGGGATCAGATCGGCAACAGGCGTGGTGACGAAGGACGGTGGTGCGACTGGCGCTGGCGCTGGCTTGGCGGCTGGCTTGCGCCGGGCAGCGGCCATGGGCGACTTCACCTGTCCCCAGAGCGGGCAAGCCTCACACACTTCAGGACGCAGGTCATGCCACTTGTCGCAACCAGTCGGGCCAATGCCACCCTTCTCAAGCTGCGCCGCCTTGGCTTCGGTCTCAGCGTGAGAGTAGTTCGGATGCTTCTCTGAAATCTTATGGATGAACTTGTCGCCGTCTTCGACCAGACGGACTGACGCCAGAGCCGCGTACCATTCCGGCTCACTGACATTGCCGCCCAGCTTGGCGACGCGGAAGATTTGCGGACATGCGCCCAGCAGGGACTTGATCGAGACAGGCGGGCCGTCGAAGAACTTCTGCGTGTTGACGAAATCGGAAGCCAGCGCAGGCAGGTTCGCCGGGACGGTGACGGCAGGCAGGTTCGCCCGGATCAGGGCGTCGTCGAGCAGCTTGGAGAAATCGTCCTCGTGCATCTCCGCGCTTTGCGCATAGACCTTCACCGGTCGCGGCTGGTCTTTCTTCTGGTTGAACGTGCCAGCGACACGCAGGACCGATGCACTATCTGTAGTACGTGAGGGATCGAACTTGAGCTTGTGGAACTGTGCGACCTTCTTGAGCTTCGCGGCGATGATCTTCCACTCGTCCGTGGGGATCGCGGCGTTCATCCTCCAGTAGACGTGCAGTCCACCGCCCGACGACACGATCATGGGCTTGGGCAGTTGTGTCGTCTCGCAGAAGTTCTTCAGCCCTTCGAGAGCTTCGCGTTGCGTGGCGTACTTCGGCACGCCAGTCTCATCGACTTCACCTACGTCGAGATCGAAGAAGAAATTCTTGCAGGCTTCCATGTTCGCCTGCGTCCGGTATTCCCATGCGCCCAGCCCACCAGTCCGCATGTCCTTCTTCTTCGCGTTCCAGACCCGCTCATGCTTGAGCGTGTGCACGCAGTAAAAGATGTCGTCCTTGTCCTTGCGCTTCTCGCAGAACTTCGCGGCTTCCGCGATCGTGCCGAATACCTTGTGGCTGTAAATCTTCTTGTCTGAACCGCGCGGCGTGAACGGTATGGCAATGCAGTAGTAGCCATCGCCTTCGGCTGGCCACATACTGGTCAGGAACGTCAAAGCATCCATCTCGCACCTCAAGCAGGAACCCGACAGACTAGCACCCTAGCCTGCCGGGTGGAACCAGATTGGTAGGGGGTCGGGATCACCGACCCTCCACGGTTAGCTTCCTGCCCATTCGCCCAGCAGGTCATCGAGATCGCCGGGGGCTTCGGTCGCCGGGGCTTTCTTCGCGGCAGGTTTCGCCGGGGAGCCCTTGGCGGCACGCGCCGGGGGCGGGGCCTCATCGTCCTCCATGGTGAACTCCCCATCGTCGTCAGCCGGGGGCGGCGGGGCCTTGGTCTTCTCCTTGGCGGCAGCGGCCTTCACAGCGGGGCTGCGACGGTCCAGCATCTCAGGGATTTCCATGTCCTCGCCATCGTCTTCAGCCGGGGCAGGAGCGGCCTTGGGAGCCGCCTTGGTGGCCTTGGGCGCTGCGGTGGCCTTGGTCGGCTTGGGAGCCGGTGCCGGGGCCTCCTCGCCGTCCTCCATGCCCGACAGGTCCATCTCCTCGCCATCGTCTTCGGCGGGCTCTGGGGCGGGCTTGGGAGCGGGCTTGGCGGCCTTCGGTGCCGCAGCCGGTGCAGCGGCCTTGGGAGCCGCCTTGGGGGCCGCAGGAGCCGGGACTTCCGCCTTGGTGCCGTCGCCGCCGTTCGGGGTCCACGACCCGCCCAGAAGCGACAGAACCTCCTCGGACTTCCAGATCGAGCGGACCTGTGCCGTCTCCTCCTCGTTCAGCCAGCGATCCGGGGAGAACAGCACCTTGGGGAATGCCGTGCCCGGATCGAACTTGAACTTGGTCACGACCATGGCCGTGTGCGGCACCTTCTTCGCCCGGAAGTGATCGAGGTACTGCTGGAAGGCGAACCATCCCTGCTGCGCCAGATCAGGCGACTGGCTGTCCCAATCGGACGTGATCGCCAGCTTCATGCGAAGCGGCTGGAAGTCCAGCTTCGACGCCGGGACGACGACAAGCATGCGATGCTGCGAGCACGCCGTGGTGGCCTTGCCCTGCTCCGTCTGCTTGCTGCCCTTGATCGACATCGGGCACCCGTCGCACTTCGGGCTCACCGGGTTCTCGACTGCTTCGTGCGGCTTGATGCCATCGTCCGACCAGCACAACGGCATGGCAGGCTTGTTGGGATCGTAAGCGCCTTCGTAGTAGGTCCGGCCCCGCTTCTGGTTGTAGTTCAGGATGACGCCCTTGAAAGTCTGGAGCGGTTCCTTTTCACCATCTTCGTTGCGCCGGGTGAGACGCTGCTTCTCCCCGTTTAAGATGACCGTCCACACCTTTCCCTCATAGCTGAGAGTTGGGACGGTCTGCTTCGGCTGGATATTGCTATCGTCGCCAAAGTCCGCGAGGTGCGCGGGTACTGCGTTCGGATCATACTGATCCAGCAGTGTCACTGCTTGCTTGCTCATGGGAACTCCTTGTTGAGCGTTTCGTAGTAGTTAGGCGGTGATGTGTTTGACAGCCCACATCACGGCTTCCTCAACCTTAGTCTTCGCAAGGCTGAGTTCGCGGCTCGCCCCCATGCCGCCGATGAAGTCATGGAGCGCGAGCCCCATATCCTTGACCTGCTGCATTTGAGCTTTCTCAGCATCGCTGAGAACTCGGTACTGATGACGCATGGTGTTGTTCACCACACGATCATCAGATGTTGATTGAACTTCTGACACTTTATCCTCCTTGGGTTTACTAGTTCACTTGCCGTCGCCGCGCCGAACGCGGACGACGAACTCGCGGTGCACGGTCACGCCGGGCGGGATAGCCCCGTCATTCGCTTCCATGTACTCCTGCACGAACGTCTTCTTGATGCGGCGTTCCAGCATCTCGAAGGCGTCGTTATCCTTGATGTATTCGTAGATCGTCTGCCAGTCAGCACCGGCAGGCTTGATCTCGGTCTGCTTGTAGAACGTGCCGATCGGCGTCTTCACGCTGTCGGTGCCGGTGGAGTTGAGGAACTGGAGCATGTGCATCTCCAGTAGTTCCTGCTTCGACTTCAGCTTGCCGTCTTCCTCCTCGAACTTGCGCAGTAGCGCAGTGCGCGTGTCACGCAGTCGCAGGTATGCAGTCACCATCTTGGTGTTGTCGGCCATTTTGCACCTCTCAATCGGTTATGGATTTGTAGAGCTTTAGAATGCTGTCCTGACCAGCCTTCCGGTTATCGACCAACTTGTAGATGGCCCACTCGATCGGATGCGCCGCCATGCGGATGACGGTCATCTTCCTCTTTTGGCCAGTACGGTTGAACCGCTCGATGACTTGTTGGAACTCATCGTTCGAGTAGATCGGCGCGTAGAAGATCAGCGTGTCGGCCTCAGTCAGGTTGAGACCGTGTGCCATGACCTTCGGATGGCACAGAAGCACGTGCGGGTCTTTGTGGCTCTTGAACATGCGGATGATCGTGTCGCGAGCCTTCGGTGAGATGTCACCGTTGAGGATAGCGGACGACCAGCCAGCCTTCTGCACTTCTTGCTGCAAGGATTGCAGGATGCCTTTGAACGGGCACACTACTATGACCTTGGCAGACGCGGCCTCGATGCACTCCTTCAGCACCTCGAACCGTGACGAGTGATCTATCGTGAGGTACTTCCCGGTGTTCGGGTCTTTCACCGAACCACAGAAGACCTGTCGTATCTTGCCAATGCGATCTGCTGCATTGACGGCGCTGATTGTGATGCCCTGCTTGGCTTCCATCACCATCAGGTTCTTCATCTCCTTGTAAGCCTTCTCCTGCGCCGGGGAGAGCTTGCACTGCCGGTCTTGGAACGTGAGCGGCGGCAGGTCGAGACAGTCAGCCTTCTTGAACCGGATGGCTGGCTGCATGGCATCGAATGCAGTGTTGTAGGCGTCTTTGCGGGCTTCCCACTTATACTGCGACACCTTCAGCATGGTGATCCGCTGGAAGGCACCGAAGTGCTTCGGCACACGATCAGGTGACACCAGCTTCGCCAGAGCCCACGCATCGGTCGGCGCGTTCGGGCACGGCGTGCCGGTCAGAAGCCAGAGCCGCTGATCTGGCCGCAGCATCTTCTCCAGCATCTTGAACTTCTTCGTCGATGCGTTGCGGAACATCGACGCTTCATCCACGATCACCAGATTGATGTCCGGGTCGGTGGCCAGCCGCTTGTGCAGCCAGTCGATGGTGACGCCATCGTGGTTGACGATGTAGAAGTCCACCTTCGCTGCTAGCGCGGCTTCGCGTTGCTCGCGGCTTCCGTGGACTACCACAGCTTTGCGGTGCATCAGCACGTCGAAGATGTCGTGAGCCCACACCCGGTCCAGCGTGGACAGTGGGGACAGGATTACGCACTTCTTGACGCGCCCGGTTTCCATCAGCCAGTCCGCCGCCCAAAGCGCCGCCGCTGACTTACCAACTCCCATCTCTGAGAGATTGAGGCAGCGCCGGTTCATGGTCAGGAAGTCAGCCATGGTCCGCTGATGGGTGAACGGCTTGTACTTGCCGGGCCAGCGATAGGTGGACTGGATCGGCGCTGGCACATCGAAGCCAATGTTCCGCAGCACGCGGGTACTCTCCAGCGTGTGCGCGATCTGCAAGTTGAACTCTGGGTGACTGAGCAGCTTGCTCTTGGGGAGCAGGTCTCTCACCGAGAGGGGGTCGATCACATTGATCGCGACCGTCCCTGTCTTGGCATGTAGCAGCATTAGTTCATCGTCCCTAGCGGTGCGTACCGCAAGAAATCGAACTGCATGACTTGTATGTGATAGAGCCTCACACACAAGTTACAGATTGCCGCTCGCCGGTCATGCGAGTGGAGCAGATAGCGACCGTCAACAGTAGTCGCGCCGCAGTGTGAGCAGCACAGCAGTAGTCCGGTCTCTGGTTCCCTGATTAACGCCATCGGGGCAATCTTTGCAGTTCAGATGTTCAAGCAGTTCAGATGTTCAGTAGGCTAAACGGACAGGGCTCTGATGGCGTTAAGCATCGCAGCTCCATCCTCCGTCTCCACCGACCGCTTCTTGATCTGGGCGACTGTCGCCCGGTCGAAGCTTTCAACGAAAACGCGCAGCCACTCTACACCATCTTCGTTGACGATGAAAGCAAAACCTTGCTCGGCCTTGACGCTTTCCAGATAGCCCCTCTGGAGCGGAGTGACTTGGTTCTTCCCGAACTTCGTCTCGATGGCCATGAAGACGCCGGACTTCAGGGCGCAGAAGTCGGACACGCCGGACACGCCCATGCCCATGTTCTGCGGCATCCACCAGAACCATCCGGCCTTGTTGAGGATGTCCTTGACCTGCTTCTTCACGTCTTTCTCTTTGGCTGGAACTTTCGTCATGTGTCACTCCTTACAGATTGAGGTTCAGTTGCTCAGTGATCGGCTTGTCCTTGTCCTCGAACTTCTTCCAGCCTAGCGGCACCAGATACGGCGAGACCGCGTTCTGCTCACCGATGATGGTCATCTTGTCACCGATCGGTGTGCGGCCCCACCAGAGCGGCTTGTCGTTCACCGCGCCGTACTTGAACAGGATCGCGCAGCGGGTGCCGTCCTTGGGGAACTCGGACATCGGGTTCCAGTTCTCATCCCGGCAACGCCTGTAGGCGTCCTGCATGGCCTTCAGGTCTTCGGCGTCGCGCTGGGGATCGCCAAGGTGCGGTTCAAGTTCTTCAGTCATCATTTCCTCCTCTTTATGGGTGTCGCTAACGCTTCATGTACTGTCATGCCTCTAACTATTCGCATGAACACAGTCTGGTAGTTCAATTCTCGACTTCGACAAACATCTTTCAAGCAACGCCGATTTTTGCCTTCACCAATCCATATCGTGTTGGATCGATTGAGAACTTGTTCCTTCGGTGTAGCCCAACAACAATTTCCCTTGTCGTACCCGCATTGATTATCTCGACGCTCCAGAGAAGTACCGATAGGTCGATCACCCATGTCAACATAGAAACTCTCAAATTTTTTCCATCGTGGATCGAGATGTATTCCGCGACCACCCCATTCGCTAAACCGGGGACCGCGAGAATTACACGATCTTTGGATCATACTTTTCCACGATCTGTAGGTACTAGTATGCGACATGCCGTGCTTCATCGTCTTTTCCGAGGACGCCAGAATTCACAACTTGTCACAGGGCACCAACCATTACATAGACCGGACGGTCTCGGTTGCCAGACATCGGTCTTGAAAGCTTCGACGTACTGCTTCAGGTCTGGGATGAACTCCAGCCATATCTTCTGGATTTCATCACGGCGGTAGGTCTCGCCTGTCGTCATCTGGGTTTGCGTCCAATAGAACTTGACATCCACCTCATCAACTTCTGCGTAGCTGTAGAAGGTGTGCAGCGCGAACAGCTTTAGCTGCTTGAACTTCGAGTGCATCTTGCCGGTCTTGTAGTCGTAGATTTTCGCCTTGCGGTCAGTGATGTTGATCTTCGTCCAGTCGATCACGCCGCGCCACCATGCGTCCTTGGCAAAGAAGTCGCATGGCTCCAGTTGCCGGTTGAGCGCCACCTTGCGCTCAGCGAAGAAGTCTCCGGGGATGTTGTCCAGCCGCACCATCAACGGCTCGAACTGCATCAATTCTCGTGGCAGCGGTGTGCCGTGCTTCTGGCGATCCTCGAAGTGCTTGTGCACTGTGGTGCCCCAGATCATCTGCTCACTCTCATCCTCCTTCACGGACTTGAGGATGCGCTTCTCGTGGTACGAGCGTGGACAGTTGACAAAATCTTCGAGCGACGAATAGCTCCACGGAAGCGGCTGCATCATGGCGGTGATCCTTCACAAGTTAGAGGTGAGGGGGCGATGATCCGCCCCCTCAAGACTAGGCGTCCATCCTGAAGTTCACACGTTCCCAGATCGCCAGCAAGTGATCTGTCTGGTTGCGTGCATCATCCAGAGCGTTGTGCGCCGTGCCCTTCCGGTCATGCCCCTGCATGGGGAACATCTGGTTCAGGGTGCGGAAGCACTTGTCCACGCGGAACGACCACGGAGCGTCCATGTGGCACGCCCGGTAGGAGCTTCGCAGGATGATGTTGTCGAAGGTGGCTCCATTCCCCCAGAGCCCGGCCATGGCTTCCTTGGGCGGAAGCCAGTCACCGAAGCCCATCAGGGCGGACGGCAGATCAACCGCGCCCTTGTCGAGAAACGTCTGCTGCCGCGCCTCGGCCAACTCAGGACGCATCCACCAGAGCACGGTGTCGGCGTCGATCTTCAGGCCGTGGCGCTGCGAACTGCGCGGGTCGATCGTGATGTAGAAGTCCTTGCGCTCGAACTTCAGATCGACGAACGAGAACTGGACAGCGCCGATCGCGGCGATCGCCGCGTCGTTGCCGTTGCCCAGCGTTTCGAGATCGACCATCACGTGGATAGGCGAGACGACCTTGGCTTCGTCCGCCATCGGTTAAGCCCCTTCGGTTTCGTCTGGCGGCAACTTCTCCGCCTTCGACACTTCTTCCGGTGCCGGGTTCTTCTTGATCTCGCCGTCAACCTGATCGGTGAGACCGGCAGTGTCGCCGGACGTTTCGGTCTGCGGCTTGTCTTCCATCAAACCCTTGGCGAAGTTGTAGGCTTCCTCCAGCTTGAAGATGTCGTTGACGCCGAACGTCGCGAGCTTTTCCACGCCCTGCACCGTGTAGTGATGCTTGAACACGTGCTCGCCCGGCTTCGGCACACCGGCCATGTTGTGCTTGAAGGCATCCGCCGCATTGGCGAACGGCTCCAGCGCCGCAACCAAGTCTTCCAGTCTCATTGATCTCTCCTAGGTTAGAGTTACTTGCTAAAGCGCCCGTCCTGAATGTATGGCGCTTCTGGGTTCGGATACTTGCGATCCAGACCATCCTTGATGATCTTCAGGTACGCAATCTGCTCCGGTCCAGCCGTGTTGGGCGGTCTGTCGTCCACCCAATTGCCGGTGATCTGACTGTCACGCAGAACTATGAGACAGCAGATCGCCTTGCTGATGTGAGGCAGGGCAAAGAACTGACCGTCCGGCCCCTCCACCAGTGTGTCCGTATCGAACTCCTCGCCTTCGTACCACTTCGTGAGATGGTCGATGGCGGCGTCGAAGTAGATCGAGCCGCGTACACCAGCCGGGCGGTAGTTGTGCCGACCGTACTTGAGCGCGCCCTCATAGAAGGCGATCGAGACTTCACGTAGTACGTGCCAGCTTAAACCAGACCAGAAGCGCGGCTTGCTGGCTCCAATGGCGTCTTTCGGATTGGTGTGTTTTGTAGTTTCTTGACTGTTCGCAAGCATCGCAGTTCTGCCTCCTCATCCATGTGCTGTTCAACTATTTCCACCAGTAGTTCACGCACTCGATCCGCAACGGTTATTCTTCGGTCTCGTGCAGTCTCCTCAAGATACTCACGCTGAGCAGGCTTGAGGGTTCGATCGAAACGGTTCAACCACGTCTCGGCATTGTGTCCGCGCCTTCGTAGAACTCCGTTCACGTTCGCGGTGGAGCAGCCCAGCGTTCGGGCGATCTCACACTGCCGGTGCCCCATGGATGACAGCTTCAATATCTTGATGCTGAGACCACGTTTCCCCCTGCCCCGGATACCACTCATGTCTTAGGCACGTTCTTCACCATCCCGCCCTTGGCGTTGCGCGGGAAGCTGCGGTTGTCGTGGACGCTGCGCGCCCGGCCATTCGCGAGATCATTCGCACCACCCTTGGAGAGCGGCTGCTTGTGATCCCAATCCTGACCCTTCTTCACGAGACCCTTCTTCAGGGCCGCACGGCGAGCACGCTTGCGCTTGGCGTTCTCGCCGTCATGACCACCATCGACTTCACCACGAGCCTTGGCGGTCTTGTATTCTTCGGAGTAGTTCCTGACGTAATTTTTCGAGCTAGGCATCGACTTCTTCCTTCCTCAGTTCGTACCCCTGCTTCTTGAACTTAGCGGCATCGAAGTCTTCCGTGAAGGTGGCATGTGAACCCTTCAGTGTGATGGTTCCTGCCTCCTTGTCCTGCTTGAGGATTTGGAACTTCTTGCCGGTCTGCTTGTGGACTAGGAAATACTTCGCCATGTCACTTGGTCTCCTTGAGTGTCCCCCACGACGCACCACGCTTGGTATCCCACGGCATGGGGATCGGGGGTGTGTAACCCCATGCCTTCTGGTAGGGCAAATTGTCGAGAAGCTTCTTCGCCCTGACTTGGAATAGTTCAACCTTCGGCTTAGGCACGAAGTAGTACAGGCCATCGTGCAAGTCCCATGCGAAGCGCACATCGTATTCGAGCAGGATGTTCTTCAGCACCGCCATGGCGAGATACTTCTGGTCGCCGCCCGTGCCTTGGATTTTGTAGTTGATGGCCGTCGAGCCCATCGACCATCCGAAGTCACCGTTCCAGTCGCCAGTGACTTGTACGCGACGACCGGCGAATGTCTCGGCGTAGCCTAGCTGGCGCACGATCCTGATCTGGTTGTCCCAATAGGTAGGCACACCCGGATAGACCAGTTGGTAGGTGCGCCAGATGCGCCGGGCTTCCGGCATCTCCATCGGGATGTTGTAGTCCACACGAGCCTTCACTCGCAGCTTCGGCGCACTAGTACGGTACTGGAGACTGAGGTTCGCCAGTTTGCCCATGTTGCGGATGCCGTGCGGGCCAGCCGCCCATTCCTCCTTGGCGGCATTGGCCTTGATGACATCCTGATAATCGCGCTGGCCGATGTTCGCGCCCATGTAGCTGTGCGGGTCTTCGCCCGGCTCGCACAAGCGCAGCATCACCTTGTCGCCCGATGCACAAGCCATCCAGCGGTACTCCTGTCCGCTGGCGTCGAACTCTACGATCTCATAGCCTTCCGGGGCGTTGACGGTCTCGCGGTACTTCTTGTCACGCTTCATCTGGTGCAGAGCGAAGCCGATCTGCACCGCGTCCTTGTTCTTGCCTTGCTTCGATGCGTAGGTCATGCGGCTAGTGTAGGTGCCGAACACGATCGCCTGTGGTCGGGCAACACCGTCCTCGTTGTACTCCATGGCTTCGAGTGGCGTCTCAGCGAACTTGGTCTTGTCGCCCAGAGCCTCGCGGTATTCACGCAGTGCCTTCGCCCGCCAGTCGATGAACGACAGTTCGTGCAGCACTTCCTTGTCGGTGGAGTTCGTCTCGTTACCGGTCTTCTTCGACGTGTTCTTCTTGAGGATCGGAAGCTGCCAGTCCTCGAACATCAGCTTGGACAACTGCTTCGGTGAGCGCACGACCTTTTCAGATACGCCATGCGGTGAGAGCTTGGCGAGGTTCTTGGCGGCGATCCTGTCCGAGTTCGCCATCAGTTCCTTGCAGGTGAGATAGTCGATCGGCATGCCTTCGAGATTGGCTTCAGCTACGAACGGCAGGCATTGCGCTTCGATCAGTGCGGCCTTGAGGCGCTGCGGCTCCAGCGCCAACTTGTTGTAGAAGTACCTTGTGAACTTCAGCGTGAAAATCACGTCGCGATGATTGTACTTGTGCAAGGCATCGAGTTCTTCAGGCGTCGGATTGTGATAGACAATCTCATCTTCGTACCCAGCGTAGTCCGGCAGCATCTCACGCACAGCTTCCTTCAGGCTGTACGACTTCTTCTTGCTGCGATCCATCTCGTACTCAGGCTCGATGAAGTAGTGCTTCCACAGCAGCATGCCGTCGAGCCACTTCGCCTTGAACACCAGATCGCGCAGACGCGGCTTGCGGATGGCGAGTAGCCACTGGATGTCGAACAGGATGTTCCAGCCGACGATGGTACGCCCTTCATCCACGGCTTGCTTCAGCAGCAGATAAATGGCGCTGGGGTCCGGGTAGGTTGTCCCTAGCTTGTCGAAGCGATCCGGGTTCGACAGCTTGCGAACGAAGCTCACACTAGTTGGCCACGCGCGGTTCTCAGCGAACGCTCGATAGGGTGACACGTGGAAGGGAAGCTCCAGTTCTCCATCGTGTTTTGGCTGGCGCATGCGCCACGGCTGGAGCGCGAATTTGCGATCGACACCATCGGTCTCGAAGTCGAAGCCGACGAACTTGTCGTCATCCCACTGCATGATTGTCCCTCCTCACGGTCGCACCCGTCTGCTACCTACCGTAGCAAACCGGGGCGGGTAACGCAAATCTAGTCCATCACTTGTCTACGTTTCGTATCGCGAGCAGTAGTCCGACTATCACGCCCAACGATATGCCACATAGGCCGGTCAGGACTGGTAAAATCTGCGGGGCTGAGCACGACATTCAAATCTCCTCTCAAAGCTTTGTAGATCGCCTGTGTGATCCAGTATCGGCTCTCAGATCGCTCGATCGAATGTAGAACCGTTGTGTGATCCCGCCCGAAGTATCTGCCGATCTGCGGGTAACTGATCTTCATGGACGTGTAGAGTTCGCGCATTGCATCTTGTCGCGCCCAAGTGACCGCACGGGTTCGCACCTTGGACAGTATCTCCTTGACTGTGACCTTGTGCTTCTCCGCCATCATGGCGAGCACGCGATTGATGACCCGCTCATCCATCGGTATCCGATCGTCCACGCGCTTAGGCTTCTTCTCTGCACGCGGTGGCTTAGGTGTAGGAACTATTACGTACTTCACACCGACCAGCGGCACACAGTCCAGCTTCAGTGGAGGTTTGTACCCACGGTTCTGCTTGATCGTAAGAGCCATTCGCACCTCTCCAAGAAGACAGGCTGGCAGTTAACGCTGCCAGCCTGTGCACGCTTCAGTCGCAGGCAACTTATGCGCTGGCGTGCGGCTCCGCCGCCGATGACCGCTCGAAGCGGGGCCTGACCGCTCGAAGCGGAGCCGTCTTCTTCTTCACCGGCTTCTTCTTGGTCGGCTTCTTGGCGGCAGGCTTCTTGGCCGGGGTCTTCTTGGCCGCTGCCTTCTTGCTGGCACGCTTCACTGACTTCGGCCCCTGCGGCTTGCCGGTGTGGGCGCGCATCAGGTAGGTATCGACAATGTTGGTGATCCTTTTTGCCGTTGCAGGCTTGTTGATCTTCTTCAGATCATCGGCCAGCTTCATCAGTTCTTCACGGCCTTTACGAATGTCAGACATGATAGTTCCTTTCCTTCCTTGGATCGCCCGTCACAGCGGGCAGGCGGGTTACACTAGTTCAATCCGCTACGCTGTGTCTAGCGGAAGGTGATGTTCACATTGTCGTCGGCCCAGCACACTACTGTGACGGTCCATAGAACGCGGAGACGTTCATTCCTGCGGAATGTCTGGCAGCTTCTTCCACTCACCACCCACCAGCCGCCACATGGTGTGATCCATGCACAGCGCCACAAGGTAGTCTCCGTGCACCAGCAGATACACAGTTTTCCTCATTATAAATTCCTTCATCGCACTACTCCTTTGGGTATCTTCTCTTTGCCTTCCGGGTCGCGATGGGGCACGCGGTTCAAGAGCCGCGAGTGATCCACCATGAGCTTCGTGAGGGCTTCCCGGTTCACCTTCACGAAGTCGCCTTTGCCTTGGGCCTTGTGCAGCACCAGATGCAGTGCATCGAACTGATCCAGCGTGCACAGAAGTTGGACTGGCTTATCCATTATCGCCTGCTGTACCTGCCGACGACTACGTTTTTGTGCCAGAGCAGTACCGTGCCCATGTCGCTCGGCATCGCATTGGAGATGTCCGTGACGGATGTCTCCATGCTCGCCAGTTCCATGCCACGTTCTGTAATCTCTGGGAGTTTCCGCTGGGTGTCGAACCCATAGAACTCGAAGAACTTGACCAGCCGCGTTTCGATGCGCCGCGTCCTGTCAGCCACTTCTCGCATCTCCCTGAGTTGGGCATTGCGATCGCTTTCCTCATTCGCCTCACGTGCGCCTCGATTAGCCACTGGCCACCTCCTTCACAGTAAACACAATGTCCCCGACGCGCAGACAGCGCCGGACGAACTTCAGGACTTCGGCAACGGTTGTGCACTCCTTGGTCCACACCGGGTTGTTCTCGCCGTAGATGACGATGTACTTCTTAGCTATTGCCGAACGCCTTCATGAAGCCGCCGATGTCGGACATGATCTTCTGCGCCTCCTTGCCCAGAGACTTGCGCAGACGATCGTCCTCGCGGATTTCCTTGGGCTCATGGCCAAGCAGCCGCGACTGGATGTCTTTCGCCAGCTTGTTGATCGCCGGGTCATTGGTGACATTCAGGCCGGGCATGATCTCAGCAAGCTCCGCAAGGTTCTCAATGGTGGCGTCCTTGAACACCTCGGCCCCCATGCGATCCTTGAAGTGGCCGACCGTCTTGGCGATACGTTCCCAGACATGCTTCTGCGCCGCGATGATGCGCTGCTCAGTCGCCGTCTCGATGTCCTTGCGGATGGCGTTCACCGTGTCTTTGTCCAGCGTCACGCGGAAGTCATTCGCTTCTGACACCGCGTCGATGTCGATGTTGACGAAGAACTTCCGGCGCAGTTGTTCGATGCTGGGATAGTCGTTCGGATCGAACATCTCGCCCATGCGGAACTCGGCTCGCGCCACCTCGCCGGGATAGACCTTCTTGAAGAAGTCCTCGCAGTGACCTTTGAACTCATTGATGAGCGCGCCGATCTCCTCGATGAAGCGCGGGTACATCACGCGGGTCAGGATGCGATCGCCGTTGTCCTTCCACGGCGAAGTCTTGTCGTAGAAGTACAACCTGATCTTGCCCTGTGCCGTGGTGATCGGCTTGAGCTTTTCCTTCGGGATGAGATGCTTGTTGACGCGGGCAGCGTCGCTCTCCGCATCCTTGGCGGCGACGATCTCGATCGACGCCTGCTTGTCCAGCCGGTGGCCGGTCCACACACCAATCTGGAGATTGGCGATCATGCAATGTGAAGTGATGGTAGTCATGTTCCTATCCTCTCATTGGTTAGAGTTGGCTCTGCTACGGGATTGTAGCAGAGCCGCCGTTCACGTCTTGCCAGCCATCTGCTCCTGCAACTTCTTCAGCAGATAGTCTGGCGGGTCCGGCATGGAGAATACCGGTGGCGCGTCTGACTTCATCGCCTTGCAGATGTTGGCGATGGCGATGATCTGCCGATGCTGCACATCACACAGTGCGATGATCGCATCCAGTATCTCATCGGTCTTCTTTGGGTCTGCGGGTATTGGCACTAGTTCACCTCCATATAGTACGCGGCTTTGATTGCATCAAGGCCATCAAGCTCCAGATTGTCAAGTGGCAGTAGTTCGTTCGTCGCCATGTTACGATTGAGATTACCGAGATTAATGAGCCTGAGCTTGCCGGGCTTCGACCCAAGAACCACGATATGATCCACGACCGCAGGTACATCTAGGATGTAGTCCCATAGCGAGATCGGTGATGGTTTCTTCACTATCTGAAACCTGCCACCCATGAAGCATCCGATGACAGTGAATAGCACGTGCTCGTCATACTTCGTGTTCAGTTTATCCTCACCTCTTGTTGCCCCGCCGATTTCTTCGTTGCTCTTGCGCTGTCGCCCACCGGCAGTTTTTGGGCGAGTAGCCTCTATCGTTGTCGATCCGATCTAAGGTCCGACCATCAGGTCGCTCACCCATATCTGCAAGGAAATTCTCGAATTTGAGCCAGCGTTTGCAAACTGTGATACCTCGACCACCGTAATCCTTGTACCGAGATCGTTCGGTGTATTTGCACCGAACGATCATATTTTGCCACGATCGCCACGTAGATGTCCTAGTCGCTCCATGCCGTAGGCGTAATTGTTTTGCGGTCTTCACTCTCAGACAACCACAACTTTTCGTATTCCCAGATGTCAAGGCAGAAGTAGCGACAATAGTTCTCTGACCGCAATCACATTGGCATATCCACACACGTTGATGCCGATCACTACGCGATGTTATCGCAGTCAATAAACCAAATCGTTGACCGGATATGTCTCGCCACGGGCGCATCAATTAACCCTCACCACTTCTCCGATAGGACAAGGAGCGTCAGTAGTCAAGACCACGATTAATGGGAACGGCGGCTCACTGTCCGGCCATGGAGTGTAGCCATCCGTTATCAGGACTACGACAGGCGGGTCATAGTCTTCTGCGTCCTTCAGCGGCACACGCATGTCAGTGCCGCCGCCACCTTTAGGCTTGAGCGTTGACGGGCCACGGAAGTCGCCGGGCTCCATCATCTGTACACTCGCCGTCCGGGTGTCTGCCCAGAGAACCCGGATGAACTCCGGGTTCACATCCTCGATGATCGCCTTGATGTTCGTGGCGATCTGCTTGTAGTCCTCCGGGCCGATCGACCCGGAAGTGTCACCGATGATAGTCATGCCAGCCATGCGGGTGTTGTAGCGAGCGGGCATGTAGACATCCCAGAACCGGCGATTGCGACGGCTCCAGCTTTCATCATCGTGAGCGATGCGGGTCATGTAGTCGCGCAGCAGGTCTTCCCACGCAACCTTGGGATTGAGAAGTTCGTCAATGATCTTCTCGATCTCGCCGGGCAGCTTGCCAGCCAGCCGGGCAAGGTTCGCGGCCTGCGCCAACTTCTGGTCGATGCTGCGCTTCAGGACTTCGACCTGATCCGGTGTGATGTCATCCGGCAGTGGCAGAATATCGCCGTCCATCGGATCGCTGCCGTAGCTGTCCCCGGGTTCGCCCTGACCGCCGCGCTTCTCCTCATCCTCCTTCTTGATGATCTCGTAAATCTGCTCCTCGGACATCCCGTCGAACCGGCCTTCGTTATCGTAGTGGCCAGCCTTAATGCCCTGCGGGGGCTTGCCACATCCGGCCTTGATGAGAATGCGGTTGATCTTGAGATCGCAGGCGATGTTCCAGAGCTTGGGGTTGCGGGTTCCACAGCGCAGCCGATGCTTGAACAGGATGTGCAGCACTTCGTGAGCGAACACGAACTGGAAGTTGTCCACGTCCAGACCCTCGAACCACTTCGGGTTCCAGTAAATCTTCACGCTGTCAGTGCCCGCCGTGGGTACAGAAGTTGTCTGCACCAGCGGCGTGCTCAGGACGGGCGTGGCGAAGAACGGATGCTTGAGCGCCATCCGTCCCTTCGCAATCTCCATCTTTTCCATGTGATAGTTCCTCTCGTGGGTTAATTGCTACAGAGTGTAGCAATGGCTCGTATCTGATCGGCGTATCGCGGGAACAACTTTGCAGCGTGGCTTGGATCATAAGCTCCGCCGCCGTACTTCTTGTTCGTTGTGCTGACCACGTTGTGCTCAGTGTTATAGTACAAGTCCACCGGGTCAGCACGATCGTGTCCGATGTACTTCTCCCACGTCCATCCCAGAAACACCCGGTTAGGACGTGGGATCACGTGAACACTGCCTTGTAGTCGCTCGCCAGTGAGATGAACTCCTTGGCGCCGAACAGTGCACGGTCACGCTTGATGGCCATGTGCCACGCAAGGATCAGGTAGGTCGGCTCCATGCGCTTCAGGTACTTGTGCAACTGGCTCACGTTCTTCATCGACATCGAGCCGCTGATGTTGACCGCAGTGGCATACCGCATGTCTTCACGATCAGGGACCGGCGTGCGTTCCGGGTCAGCGACGATCTTGCTGATCGGGATCACCTTCTGCCAGATGTCCACGAAGCCGAAGAACTCATGCGCCGGGCCACGACCAATGGACCCGGAGATCGAAGCCAGCTTGATCTTCTCAGACAGGTTCGGGTTCGCGTAGTAGCGCAGAGCCTTCTCCCATGACCGGGGCGTGGCGAACGCCTTGTCAGGCTTGGCCGGGTCGAACGTAGACAGCAATGGCTTGCGGAACTGCAAGAATGCGATGCCGACCGCAGGCAGGCCGATCGACTGGAAGTGGATGCACGTGCTGTCCACGTCTTCGATCAGTTCATAGTGCGTGAGCCGGTTCGCCGTGGGCGTTGCCATGCGGATCGCCACACCACGATCGGTCTCGCGGTTGCCAGCCGCCAGAAGCCGCACGTTGTCCATCAGTTCATGCTCACCGATGCGGCGCTCATTGAGCAACTGCATGACTGCCGCAGTAGTGGACTGCTGCCCGGAGTTCATCTCATCGAGGAACAGGGCGATGATGTCGGCGCTGGGATCGAACTTGGGGTTGCCCTTGAACGGCAGCGTGGACGGCATCTGCCACATGGTAAGGCCCTGCTCCATGTCCGGCACCGGCACGCCACGCAGGTCAACGCTGTCGTACTGCGACAGGCGAACATCAACGAAGTTTCCGTTCTCCTTGGTAGCATCGAAGTCGGAACGGAACACCGACTGGATGATCTGCGACTTGCCGATGCCCGGCTTGCCCCAGATGAACGCCGGTTCGTTCATCCCGACGACGACACCGCGCACGATGTCTTCGAGTTCGGGGGCGCTGATCGGCATCATGTCGCTGGAAGTGGTCGCACTGCTCATGGTCTTCTCCTTGGTTGTGTCTCTGCTACGGGATGTAGCAGCGACGGTTAAGATAGTAGCACAACTAGTAGTTCAAGTCAAGTAAACTGTCACTCGTTAGAGATCACACCGAACAGCATGGCTCGCATTGCCATGATCTTGTTCTCGATGAGCGGGAAGCGTTGCCCTGCGTGCTGGTACGAATACTCCACAACTTGTGCCAGCGCCTCATTACGGTTCGGTGCAACAGCCATCAGCACAATGTCTGGACCAAGCCACACATCGTACATTCCGATCTGCTGGCAGAACTCCAACTTGAGGTGCATCCATCGCGGCGGAACTTCTATCTGCCATCGCGGGCTGTAGCGATCAGGCGTCATAGCCCATCACCGTTCATCAGCATGGCCCGCGCCGCAAGGATCGCAGCTTGCACGTTCTCAGGCAGTTGCCACTTGCCTTCGAGCGTATCCTTGATCGACGTGTATGGATGCAGCTTGCAATAGAACTCCTTGCCCCAGCGCAGCAGGAAGCCTCGCGGATACGCATAGATGTCGAACTGGCCGGACTGCATCACGAAGATGCCGGGCGGCTCTGGCGCTGGCAGTTTCATCCTGTACTTCGGCGTGCCGTTCCGCTTGTGCATGATCTCCAGCATCTCACGGTACTCAGTGTGCGGCCAGCGTGGTGTGTAAAGATCGCTGGGCGGCTGCGGCGGTTCAGCTTCCTCAAACAAGTCAGAGATGTCAGACATAGCCCAGCAGCCCCCTCATCGCGTTGATCCTGCGTGTCAGACCGGGTGGCCAGTGCCTAAGCTTGCCAGCCTTCCATTGCTCCCAACTGTGGATGGTTCCACGTTCGTTGCTCATCGAACTACTGAGCATGCTGCCATTATCAACACAGTCACTGATCTTCCAAGTGACAAGTATACCAGATTGCACCACCCACACATCGTACTTGCCGACGCGACCAGCGAACTCGCCCCCATCTGGGCGATAGTCGTTCTTCGGTTGCGTCTTCACTTCAACATCTCCATCGCTGCGATCGCCGCCAGTGTCGCAGCATTGTCCCGACCGAAGACATAGCTGAACTGCTTCACCCTGTAGGTGTGGTACAGCGGCCCCACGTTCGGGTGCTTGCAGAAGACCACGTAGAAGATCGCTGACTTCGGCTCAACCCAGAAGTCCTTGTCCTTGAACCGGATTACGAACACTGGCTTGCGGGTCAAGTCCTTCCAGAACTTCTTCGACGGCCATTGCGGCCCGTCAGGATGCTTGTTCCGCATCCTGTCGAGCGCAGCCTGTTCGCCGGGCGTCATCAACGTCAAACTACCATGACCCGTTTAGGTTGACATCTCCGTTCTCCTCGACCGGCCTGCGGGCGATCAAGTACGGCACGTGCAAGTCTTCTGTAGGCATGACGATGCCATGCTTCTGCACCCGGTACTTGTGGTCCATGGTAGCATTCTCCCAGCCGATCTTCATCAGGTCTTCGAGCCGCGTGCTGCACGCCAGAGCGGACTTGTACTCCCTGCTCCATGGCTTCATGTTCTCAGGCTGATCGAACTCATCCCAGCCACACATGGCAAGCTCAGCCCGCATCGCCGCCCGGAACTCGGTGGCGAACTTGCGTTCGGTCTCGGTGAGTTTGCGTGGCCGCGTCAGCTTGATCTTCGGCCCGACCGGGTTGCAGCCCGGCCCCGGCCAGTAGACGCTGCAATGACCCCAGAACCAGTACGGCACATTGTTCTCGGCGCACCAGTGCGTGGCCTTGATCGGGTCAGCGTTCGGCCTGTGCATGTGGCTGAAGGCCGCGATCTCGACCACGCGGCTCGTGTGCAGGTCGATCGCGAACGTGCGCTGAGTATCACCGAACCACGACGACTTCACACGCTCGCCGTCTTCGGTGAAGACGTTCGGGAACTCATCGTCGGTGTGACCGAGAATGCTGATGCCCAGCGCAGCATAGGTCTTGCGCCGCTCAGGCCGGAAATTGACAGCATCGCAGATCGTCTCGCCGGTCTCGAACTGGACGATGCCGCTGTAGTAGTCGTACTGGCAGTAGTCGCGCTTCCACAAATCCCACTTCGCTTTCTCATCGGTGTAGAACTCCAACATGATCTTCTCCTTGGTTATTGCTACAGGATGTAGCAGAAGTTAGTCGAGCCTTGAAGCGTAGCTCATCCAGATACGGTGGACGTACTGGTTGACCGGCCCCGACAAGTAGTCAAAGCTCTCGGTGCTGTAGCAGTCGAACGTGGACATCGAGTAGACGGCGTGCCGCACATCAGCCTGACAGCGAATGCCACGGTGCTTGATGATCTCCAGCCAGCCTTCGACGCCCTCGGCTAAACACTTGAGGACCAGTCCGTTCTCCATGGGTCGGCGCTCATCGGTACGGAAGCCGAAGCCGTACCGCTTGACCCTTGGTGCGTCGATGAGCGACCCAGCCGTCACGCGGACAGCGGTCGACCAGATGCGGAACTCACTGTAGCGCGTCTCGGCCAAAGCCTTGCGAGCCTCGCTGCGATTGACCCGCGTGATCTCGAAGGCGTTGTGACCCCAGCCGGACACGGCGATGTAGCAGCCCGGATGCTGCGGATCGCGGGCGAACCGGAAATCACGGTCAATGCTGTAAGCCCGCCACTCGCTGTCTTCACCGTTCCAGCAGCGCATCCAGAACAGACTGCGGTTAGACTTGCAGAAGTCGGCACGGACATTGTGATCCCGCAGGATGGCGTTCACGAAGTCGTTCGTGGTGACGCTAGGCCACGGATGGATGCCGATCTCACCGTCGTCATAGAACGTCACGCGGTCCGTCGAGTAGAGACGGCAGGCGATCGACGTGCCGCACCTGCGGATGTTCATGTAGTTGTGACGGCGTGCACTGCGCTCACCAAGCGGTATGCAGTCCGGCCTGCCGCGCACCGGCTTCGTGTTAGCCAGCTTCATCTCAGCAGCGTGATAGCTGCCGATCCGTGGCATTGATGATGCTCTCTGCCCCATACTAGTTCTCCTCTCGTGGGTTGATCTTGCGTTCGTGATCCTTGCGGATTTGGTACAGCCCGGACGTAACCGGGTTCACTGACCCACGCCACGAACTTGTGTGGTCAGCGTACTTCTTGAAGTGTGGCTCTAGATATTCGATGACATACGGCACGACTGTCATCGGCATCGCTACATCCCGTAGCAGAAACTCAGTGTCACCGGCTCGCAGCCGCCGATAGTATTCACGCACCAGTGTCAGGAACCACCTCTCATCACGCTCTTTGAGATCACCGACGATCGACTTCACCCACGAGTGCAGCAGACACTTGCGCAACTCGCCAAGCAGTTCGATCTTCTTCTTCTCGGCTTCAACCAGCCGGTCATGTATCGTGAAGAACTCAAGTTTCTTCTCGACCGGAAACGCAATCCACTTTTCTTCAGCAGGAAACATCTCGCACCTCTCATTGATTGAAGCAGTAGTATACCTCAACTACTGCTCAAAGTCAAGTCTCACAAGTTACAAATCACTCCAGAACGGAGCATGACGATTGCGTCTGTTGCGCTCACAGCGCTCCCATAGTTCAGCCAAGAACTCGGCACGCTGGTTCTCAGGTACAAGCTCGATCGCAGTCATGGCTTGCTCGGCCATGGCAGCGAACAGCGAGCGACGGAAGTAACCTAGTTCACCGTTATGAAAGACGGTGAGTTTCGGCCCAAGCCCAGCGTTGTAGCCTACAGCGTAGTCACCGCCCCAGCCCCATAAGAAATCAGCCGTGGGCATCGCGCCCCTGATGTAGTTGAGGAAGCTACCCTTCTTCGTCACGTAGGGTTTCACTTCACCACCTCATACACATGCCTGATGCTGCCCTTGGTCTTGTCGCCCGCGCCGTTCGGGAACTCGACCCGCGTCTTGATCTCGGTGCAGTTCGTGCACTTGTAGTGCTTGCCATCATCATCAGCAAAGCGCGGCACCCAATGATGCTGGCACTCGTGATCGGGTTTGCGGTAGTGCTTGAAGTGCGTGATGACTTCATGCCACGCATTAGTCCGGCCAGTCTTCTCATGCCACGCCTTGAGATACTTCTTCTTCGCATGGTGCAGTCTGATCTTGACCACGCGCACCGTCTCGAAGTAGTCGCGTTGCTTAGAGCCAAAGACATTGCGTGTCTGCTGATGCTCGACGGTGATCGCCTTGGTCTCCGCGATCATATCGAACAGCACGTGCGTGATCGAGATGATCTCCTCCATGGATGTGCGAACCATCTCGACAGCCACACGATCAACGCCGGGACCAAGCACAGTCATGCCCACGTGCCTGAAGATCGGAATGCTGGTGTCCTGATATGTATCGTATAGGTAGTCAGTCGGCGTAGCCTTGAAGCCTAGCTGCATGCGGACAGGCGCGATCCTGAACGGGCTCTGGCCACCAGTGTCATGCACCATGTAGAGCGTCTCGCGATCCCAGAGCACAGCGTTGAACCGTGGCAAGCCGTTCTCAGTCACCATCGGAACACCATCGTTGATCGTCATGCGCAGATAGCCACGCGGGCTTGGCGGCACCGGCATTGACGGGATCGTGAAGTTCATGTCTTCCGCGATCTTGATCGCCTCAGTCGTGATCTCAGGCGAGATGTCGTAGAAGTTCGCATCACGGCGCACCGTCATCATGCGCTGTAGTTCATCCGCGAAGACATCGCCCTTGGCTTCCTTGAAGTTGAACGTCATCAAGGATTGCGGCATGCCGTAGATGTTCCAGTCAACCATCTTTGCTACCCTCCTGTAGCAGTCGCTCCACCAGCGGAACGAGTTCGTCGTTCGGTGCCTTCTCGCCATCGAAAGCAATCGCCGCGCGGAACATATCGGCAGCGTCGTTCGACAGGATCATAGACTTCTTGTCGTCAGTGTCTTTCGTTCTCGGCAGGAAGATCGTCATGTGGTCCTGCGTATCAAGGATGATGTAGTCACCGACGACATACATCTTGACCAGACGACTGGCATTCACTTCAGCTACCAGTTGTTTCCGAAACTGCTGAAGGTTCATCCGTCCAGTTCGCGGCGTCGGTGCCGTCCCAAAGTTGACGAAGAAGTTCATCAGTTTCTCGCTGATCTGGTTGCGACAGTTCATAGCGAGCGACAAAAGCCGCAATCCTAAGCCCATCTGTGACATCTCTATGTTCCTCATTAGTGTCGGACTTGACCGGGAATACACGAAGCACCTGCGTCGGCGTCGTGATGCGAGCAAACAAGATCGCCACCATGTCTTCACCTTGGTAGGTCTGCACGATGTTGCGGCGATTATTGAGCAAGGCTTGGTCCACGACCATCTCCATCATCTCTTTCAGCGCCGCTTCATGGTACAGCGGGAAGTGGATGACCGTCTCGTTGTTGAGACCGTCATAGAACTTGGTAAAGCAACGCAAGTAGAGTAGTCTATGCCACGCACTGCCGCGCTGCTCTTGCCTGACATAGACTTCTGCGTGACGCCATTCTCTATGTGTCATGAGCGTCGGCCTCGGTGTTTGCTACCTGCTGTAGCAGATGTTCTTCAACCGAAGGCTTCTCCCAAGGTTTTCTTACTGCCCTCCAGAAGCGATTGCGCAGCTTCGATGGCTTCCACGACAGGATCAGTGGCCGCATGTGCGTGCGGATGCCGAAGTCGCTATCAGGCGTGGCACCGCCCATCTCGACCACGGCCCACATCAGTTCCGCAGCCTCGCCACGCAGCGTCTTCATCGCTGGGTACTTGTCGCCCAGCAGCGTCAGATAGACGATCAGCGTGCCGTCGCGCTTTTCGCGCCTGAAATGCCAGCGCCCATCAGGGCCTTTGGACCGCCGCCACGACACGTTCTTGCTGTCGCTGTCTTCATATCGGCTGAAAACTGCCATGTCACACCACCAGTACGCACGTGCACAAACTACTATGCCGTGTTTTACAGATCAACATCTAGCTGGTTGCTACAGCATTTTGCAGTATTGCTGATCGGCTGGCTCGATCCGTACCAGCCGCTTCACCTGCGGATGATCCATGGCGACAAGCCACGTGCCATCCTTGCGCCGGTCATGTATCCATCCAGTGCGTGCGCCTTGCATCCACAGGTCAAAGTGCACCGGTATCTCGATGCGCTGCGCACGCAGCGGTCGCGTTCGTTTGGATTTCTTCACGACACGCGCTCCTCGACCTGTGACTGACGGCGCAGCATCGCTTCGATGCGTGCGTCCTCACGCTTGTTGTACTCGGACTTCATGCGGCGCACCGCACGCGGGTCTTCGTGTTCGTCCTTCTCAAACCTGTAGGTGTGAGACATCGTTCTTCTCCTAGGTTGAGAGCCGCGCTGCGGCTCGGTTATGTTTGCTACACCATGTAGCAAACGGTCAGTCGTTCTGTGATCGCTCAGCAAATGATCTCGGCGGTATCAGTTGTCCACCTGTGCCGCGCGAGAAGTATCTGAAGCGAGCGATGGCTTGCGCATGCCCGCACTGCGGACAGTTGCAGATTGGATGCGGCATCTCACCGGGCGCAGCCCGGCGCTTGCGCAGATCAACATAGCCACCGATCCACCCGCACATCTTGCAGCCATGCACATGGCACGCATCGTGTCGTCATCACGTTCGATCATGGTTCATCTCCGCAAGCGCGAACCGATACCAGTAGTCTTCGCGCTTGCAACCGGGGCAACGATAACCCAACGCGCCACCGAGCAGGTCGCTGGGGTTGCGCTTAATGAGGATCGGGTATGGTTCAGGTCCAACCCAACCGCAATGTTGACAGCCGAACACGTAGCCACCATCACCCAGCATCGCAGCCTTGGCGCGCAGGAAGTCGGGGTCAATCATCATCTCCCTCGCCTCACCTTTGCCAGCCAAACGTACTCATTGCACACAGGACAGAGCACACGATGACCGGCAGTCGATCGCTGCAACTTGTTCACATCCACGATGTCACCAGTCCAGCCGCACTGCTGAAGACAATAGTAGTGATGATCGAGCAGCGCGGCTTTGGCTTTGATCGCGTAGACTGGCATTGCCTTCCTAGGCATACCGTGAACCTAGAAGTTCACCGTGACGCTGATCGACTGCGGATAGTCGTCACCCTCAATGAACGCCTTGCGCAGATAGATCGTGCCGATGAAGGTGGCGTCCATGTTCTTCTGATCGTAGCCGTCTTCCTCGTAGCGCAGAGCGCCAGCCGTTTCCTTGGCAAGAGTGAAGGTAAGCGTAGTGGTGGACGAAGCCTCGGCCTGCGGGGCAGGTGTGGACTTCTTCGCGGTTGCTGACTTAGCCATCTGTAGTCTCCTTCTCATGGGTTGCTCTGCTACACCATGTAGCAAAGGTAGGCACTGCACTTAGATGTTGAACGTCTCGCGATGCTCAGGTCCGCGCCACCAATGGTGCAGCTTCCAGACCTGCTCGCTCTCGCTGTCGTAGTTGATGCACTCGTATGACCGGGCCTTGAGACGGCGCGGATAGAAGTCGCGGTGACGATCAGCCCTATCGACAGGCTGCGAGTGCCGCGCCGTGGGCGGATACGCCATGGTGATCGTGATGTCCGGGTTGACGACCGGCTTCGGTTGATGATCGTGATCCGTCATCGGTGACAGATCGTGCCACAGTGTGGCTGCGATCTTGCTGTCGCTTGGCTTCAAGCGTGGGATCACGTTCGAGAGTGCACGCACCATGTCGGCATCCAAGCTGCGCCGCCATGTGTTTGTTGCGAGGTGAGTGACGATCACGAAGCACAAGTCCGTGTCGATCGACAGGCGGTAGTCTGCTGTGGTGATGGTGATGTCCATCGGGCTTCTCATTGTTTGGGGTTGCTTTGCTACACTCGGTAGCAAAGGTGAGGACTGAAGGCCGGTCGAGGTGTGATCTCGACCGTTCAAACATCATAGCACTAGTTGGTTAACGAAGCAACTATAAAGTTTTACAGGACAATCTGTCGCTTCTGTGCTTTCTCCCGGCGTCGAGCGTAGTAGCGATCAACGCCTGTCGGCATTCTCGCACGCGGTGCGCCCAGCCAGTAATCGAACTGGTCTCGCCGGGCACGAGGCCACGAAGCGATCCGCTGCGGAGCCAGATTGATCGTGATCTCTAATGCCTTGGCTGTTTCTTTCGGCACATCCAGCATCTTGATACTGGCTTCGATCCGGCTCTCGCCTGTCTTCTCACGCAGCCAATCCATGGCGCGAGCATAGCCACCGGTCTGCATCAGGGCTTCACGTTCGCCCAGCGCACCGTAATCCCGCGCCGTGAGTTCGATGGCGGACATCAATGTGCGCCGGGCCGCTTGAGCGTTGTTGAACCACATCAGCATGGGTTCACGCTTGTCGGGACGGCTCATAGATGCGCCGAATAGTCGATTTGTGGTCATCTGTAGTCTCCATAGCGTTTTCGACACGTGGACAATAACCCGTTTAAATCGCGCAAGCAATTGAAATTTCACACATCGCCACGAACATATAGTTAAAGTAGCGATTTTGGGGACAAGACCCTATAGTATTTGCTACGGGCTGTAGCAGACCAGACGGTGCGAACCTGTACTCCAATGCCGGATCAAAAGTCCCTATATATCTTTATTTTCTTCTACTATTCAATGTATATATACTAAAACAAACAAAAACAAGCACTTGGCGTAGTCGATTGGTAGCTAAAAGCCTGTTTTGACACAATCTTGCCATAATCTGCTACTATGGACCATCTGTAACAACGTGTAAAAACAAACGTACTACTATGACGGTCGCGCGAGGCCGCGCCGGGTAACCGTCATTGGTGATGGTCCGCCATCACGATCTATAAGACCGGGAAACTTTCTCACAAATAAAAAAGCCCGGCACAATGGCCGGGCTGAGCGAGACAATAAAAAAGCCCGGCACAATGGCCGGGCTTAAAGAGTGTGGGAGATTGTCTAGGTGATGGCTGGAATTTCAACGCTTAATCTGATTTCCATCCAGCTCCAGCCTTGGCGTCTCAGCGCCATGACATGCGCGGCGGAAACAACGCGGGCGCTAATCAGCGCACGAACGGCTTGGTAATGCGGCATAATGTTACCTCACTTGTGAGAGATTGAGGCGCGGCATGATCGCCGCGCCTCGCACTAGTTCACGCCTTCTTTGCCTTGTCCAGCTTGTTACCAATCGCCGCCAAGTCACGGACGAATTTCGCGACAAGCTTTGAGACCGGCTCGGCTGGCGAAGGCTTGCCCTTCATTACCGGCTCAACATTTGCCTGAACAAAGCGGAGCATGATCGCCGCCTCCTTCTGCAAGAAGTTGACGGCTTCAATCGGCGAGTGCACGCGCGGCACAGCAGTGACGACTGGCGCAACGGTGGGCTTCTTTCCGGCATCGCCGGTAGGCGCGCCATGCGCTAGCTTGGCTTCCGTTTCTTGCGTCACTTTCGTGACGGTATGCCGATTGCCATGTGCGCCGCCGCGCGTTGCCATGGTCTTGACGCCAGCATCAAATAACAGGCGCGTCCACCATGTACGGAGCGTGGCGCGCAATTGCCGCTCCTCTTTTGTGCAGACTTTTAGGGCTTGCGTGAACACTTTCGCCCATGTCGAGCGAATCTTGTCCGTTAGCGGCGGAATAGGCTTGTCAGCGTTCGCCTTGCGCCAGTCGCGCGCGTATGCCTCCGCAATGAAACAACGTGTCTGGAATTCGGCTTGGTCATGTGGCGCGCGGCGGAGCATGTCCAGCAATTCCGCGCGTGCGGTGTTGGCGCGGAATATCACGGGCTCCATATCGCTTGCCTTGACTTTGGCATTGTCGCCCATGGCGCGCGCCACGACTGCGGCGGCAGTGAGCTTGTCAGCATTGGCTGGAACTGTGACTTGTGACAGAAGCTTAGATTTAATGCGAGCCATGACGGCTATCCTCTCATTGGTTAACGGCGGTGCCACAGCGGCAACGCCAAGCCGCATAATAGCACAAGTGATAGACCGGTCAAGCGCACTAGTTCGCGCACTAGTTTTGCTACGGCATGTAGCAATTGTCACCCTAGGCCGTCAGTGTACGGACTATCCGTGCACGGACTATCTAGCGTGCGGCCTTAGAGAGGCTGGCAGGCATGCCCGCCCCCTAGGAGTAATTCTTTTCCGGCCCAGCTTGAGCCTAGGGGGAAACGCGAATAGACCCCCACCCACACACTTCCCCATCCCCCAAACATCTTCTGAGAAAAATCGTAATGTGAAAATTTTCCCATAGCGTGGACCTGCCACCATCTTTCGGTGAAATCCAATATAGGAATTTTTTCCAAAATTTTGACAAAAGAAAATTCCAGTGTATGAGAGTTCCCGCCTAGCGATGTTCGCGACGGCGTTTCCTCCCAAACACCAACTGGCAGGGCTTCGGTCCTGCCGTTCTTTCCTCAGATGTTTGACTTTCCGCGACGGCGCGCATATCTTGCCCCGCCATGAACATGCCGCCCCTTATCGAGAACCTGTCCCCGGACCCAGCGATTGGCGCGTACCCGCCGACGCTGCCGGTTGAACTTGTGCTCAAGACCGCGAGCATTCAGGAAATTTGTGAGAGTTACGGCATCACGGAGGATCAGTGGGAAGAACTCCGCCACCGCCCTGATCTCCGCGCCGATGTCGCTCGCTTCAAGGAGATCGTGAAGACCGAGGGCATGTCCTTCAAGCTCAAGGCGATGCTCCAGTCCGAGGAACTGCTGAAGACCAGTTGGCAGATGATCCACGACAAGAACGGCGGAGTGCCCGCGACAGTGCGAGCCGATCTCATCAAGGCCACGTGGCGCGTGGCGGGCTTGGAGCCTGACAAGAGCGGCGCCAGCACCAATCAGACCGCGCTTCAGATCAACATCCACATGGGGGACTAGTATGGATAGGCACGCGACAGGTGAAGCTGAAGATTGCCCGCGTGCGGCGGAGGATGGCGTCACTCGTGATGGTCCGTTCAAGTTCGGTCCAGAGTGCAACTGGCAGGACGATCGCTGCTCCTACTGCGGCTCAATCAGCAGCGCGAGCTTCATCAAGGCGATGGAGGATGGCTGCAAGCTTACGCCGACCGACAAGAACTACAAGGTCTATGTCGATCTGCCGGGGCGAAGCCACGCCAAGTTCTACTTCCAGCACCTCTCCATGGAGGGCTGCGACAAGTTCATCGAACTGCACAACGCGATGAAGCTCAAGCTCGCGGAGCCGGGGTACTTCTACACGGCACCATACTTCGTGAAGTTCGAGAAGAAGGAAACCTGATATGCGCGTAGAAGTTCATCCGAATTGGGGCTTCATTTCCTGCATGGCCTTCTGCTTCGGCTTCTGGGCTGAAGTCTTCTACTGGTTCGAGACCGGAAAGTTCATGCCGTGGTAGCACCGCTTCAACGACCCGCCGGGTCTACATCGACTGTGAAGTGAGACCATGGCCGTCCCACTACCCAAGAAGCAGGTCATCGACTACAAGCCGCCGCCGACGATCAAGGAGTTCATCCGAGATTACCGGTCGGCGGAATTGTTTTACGACTGGATCGTCGGCCCGGTGGGTTCCGGCAAGACCACGGCCCTGTTCTTCAAGCTCATCTTCATGGCGAAGAAGCAGCAGCCCGGCCCGGACGGGATCAGGCGCAGCCGGGCTGTCGTCGTGCGAAACACCGCGCCCCAGCTTCGTGATACGACCCTCGTGTCATGGAACTACTGGTTCAAGCATGGCGTGGCTGGCGAGTGGAAGGAAACCGCCAAGACCTTCACACTGCGCTTCGCGGATGTCGAGTGTGAAGTGTTGTTTCGTCCTCTGGATACTCCAGAGGACGTGGCGCGCGTGCTGTCACTCGAAGTCACGTTCGCCCTGATTGACGAGTTCGTGCAGATACCCAAGGAGATCATCGAGGCCCTGTCTGGCCGTCTCGGACGCTTCCCGGCTGCGAAGGACGGCGGCGCTACGAATTGGGGGATGTGGGGATCGTCGAACCCGGACACCGAAGACAACTGGTGGTTCGACTACTTGCACAACCCAGCACAAGTCGAACGTGTGCGTCTGCCGTGGGAGATCGGTGTTCCTGATGCAGTAGTCAACGACCCTGATGCGTTCGCGGCGGCGAAGGCCATGCTGAGCGACGATGCGGAGAAGGACAACTTCCGCAATGTGAAATACTTCAAGCAGCCTTCAGGATTTTCGCCAGAAGCCGAGAACATCGAGTTCCTGCCGGGCAAGCGTGCGTACTACACGAACCTCGCTAAAGGCAAGACTACTGCGTGGATCAAGCAGTTCCTTGAGAGCGAGTGGGGCTTCTCAATCAGCGGCAAGCCTGTAGTCCCCAGCTTCAACGCCGGGCTGCATGTGTCGAAGTCGCGGCTCAAGTTCAACCCGCACCTGCCACTGGTGATCGGATACGATCCCGGCATGGCAGGCAGCGCGCTCATCTTCGGGCAGGAAGACCTGCATGGACGGCTGCTTGTGCTGGCCGAACTAGTGCAGATCAACTACTCCACGGAGCGGCTGGTCATCGAGAAGCTGAAGCCGTTCCTGCGCACGTTCTTCCCAGAGGCGCGGGTCATTATCGCGCCGGACCCGGCTGCGGCCAATCGTTCGCAGAGCGATGCGAAAACATCGGTGGACATCCTGAAGCGGCACTTCGAGGTGAAGGCCGAGAGCAATAACCGGTTCCCCTTGCGCCTTAATGCCATTGAGCACTATACATCGCGGCTGACCGACGCCGGTCCAGCACTTGTGATAGATGGTTTGCGCTGCCCTGAACTGGTCAGGGGTCTCAAGGGTGGATGGCGTTATGTGATCGACCAGAAGAAAGACACCGTGACGACCATGGAACCGGAGAAGAACAAGTACAGTCATCCCTGCGACGGGTTCGGCTACTTGTGCCGGTACTTCCACCGTCTGACGGAACGCGAGATGCGCTATGGCTCGAACGCCAACAAGAAGCTGCAAATCCCGCGATCGTTCTCCCCCAGCTACCACATGCGATAAGGACGTGCGATGAACACCGCAGATGTGACAGACCCGCCCGCAGTAGAAGTTCCGCAGCCGCCCGTCGCGCCAGTCAAGCGGATCGACGTGGACACGCTCAACCGGCTGGGCCTCGCACTAGTCGGCACGTTCGACCGGTATTCGAGCGATCGCTTTCAGGCTGAGCAGAAGTGGCTGCGCAGTTTGCGCCAGTATCTCGGCATCTACGATCCAGAGATCGAGAGTATGCTTGGGGCGAAGCGGTCACGCGCCTACCCCAAGCTGACCCGCGTCAAAGCCATCAGCACCATGTCGCGCGTCATGAACCTGATGTTCCCCGGCTCAGAGCGGAACTGGCAGTTGAAGGCGTCACCGAACGCTGAACTCGACCCGGCAGACGCGCAGCAGGCCGTGCAGACCCTCATGCAGAAGATGCAACAGCAAGGCCAGCAGGTGCAGTTGACGCCTGAACTTGTGCAGATGGCTGTCAACGAACTGGCGGCGGATCGTGCGCGGGAACTGGAAATCTGGATCGACGATCAGCTTCAGGAACTCGGCGGCGATCAGACGCAGGACTACGTGTCGCTCAACCGGTCAGTCGTCAAGTCCGGCATCATGTACGGCCTTGGACTTCTACGCGGCCCGTTCGTGAAGGCGTCGAAATCCACATCGTGGGGTCTCGCCAGCGATAACACGACGCCCGCGCCGACGACGACCGACACTTTCAAGCCGCAGTACGAGTTCTTGTCGGTCTGGGACTTCTACCCGGACATGAGCGCCAAGACGCTCAAGAACATGGACGGTTACTTCATCCGTCTGGTGTTCAGCCGGGCGCAGCTTATTGCCCTTGCTCGCCGCAACGACTTCTTCCCGGATGTCATCAAGTCCTATGTGAAGAACAACGGCACCGGCAACTACAAGGCCCGCAACTTCGAGACCGAACTGCGCAACATGGGTGTGCGGACGAATGTCTCGGATCAGGCGCGCTCGGATGTCGGCGGCAAGTACGAAGTGCTGATCTGGAACGGCCCGATCTCAGGCGAGTACCTGCAAGCAGCCGGGGCCGATGTGCCGGACGACAAGCTCACCGATGATCTCGAAGCAGAAGTCTGGCTGCTCGACGGCAAGGTCATCAAGTGCGACATCAATGCGTGGCGCAAGCTCGACATGGAAGTCTGCACGATCCATCCGTTCGTGTTCGACGACGACGACACCAGCCCTGTCGGCAACGGCTTGCCGCAGATCATGCGCGACAGCCAGATGTCGCTGTGCGCCGCGACCCGCATGATGCTGGACAACGCCAGCGTGGTCTGCGGTCCGAACCTTGAGATCAACCGCGATCTCATGGTGCCGGATCAGGACATCTCGCAGATCGAGGCGTACAAGATTTGGTATCGTGAAGGCAGCGGGCAGGAAGCGCAGTTCCCGGCTGTGCGCCCGATCACGATCGACAGCCATCTGCCGGAACTGTCACAGATGATTGAACAGTTCCAGAAGTTCGCGGACAGCGAGACGTTCGTCGGCCCGCAGACTGGTGGAGACATGGATCGTGGCATGAAGTCGTCAGAGCCGATGCGCTCACCGACCGGCGCGGCGATGATGCGTTCCGACGCGGCGCTGCCGTTCAAGGATATCGTGCGGAGCTTCGATGCCTTCACGCAGTCCGTGATCTACTCGGTGGTGCAGTTCAACACGAAGTTCAACCCCCATGTCGCCCCTGCGGGCGACTACAACGTGATCGCTCGCGGAGCTACTTCTCTGGTAGCCAAGGAAATCCGCGGTATGCAGATCGACCAGCTTGCCGCATCTCTCACAGATGAGGAGAAGATGGAGATCGACCCCCGCAAGCTGGCGCGAGCCCGCTTCGAGGTGCGCGATCTCGACGACATGCTTGTGTCTGAGAGCGAAAGCGACATGCGTCGCCAGCAGCGCGATCAGGCTCAGGCGCAGACGCAGCAACAGCAGCAGCAGATGGTCGAAGCACAAGTTCGGCAACTTTTGTCGCAGGCGTTCAAGAACATCACGCAGGGCCAGAAGAACTCGGCCACGGCGGATGCAACTACAGTGGACAGTGCTCTGGTACTGTTGGAGAAGGGGTTAGACGATGCTACCCAAGGCGCGGGACAAGGCGGCGGAACTACTGGAAGCGATCAAGGCAAGACCCTCCAGTGATCTGCCGGATGTAGTGCAGTATCTCCGGTTCATGTACGAGGCGGCGAAGGACCGCCTCGTGACTTGTACTGAAGGTGATCTTCCGGGTGTTCGAGGTGAAGCGATCACTCTGAAGAAACTCATCGACGGCTTCACACGTTCATCGAACAAAGGATAGGGGTTAGACAATGGCTGTAGAAAACACTGCTGCTCAGACTGAGGAACAGGCTGCTGCGGCGACTGCTGGAGCGGAAGGCGCAACTGGAGCAACCGCCCCGGCTGCGGATGACTTCGATGCGATCTTCTCGAACGCCTTCGATCAGTTCGCGAAAGACGCTGCGCCTGCACCGAAGAAGGAAGCGGCAGCGAGCGGCGCAACCGGGGCTACTGGTGCAACTGGCGCGACTGGTGCGACGGCTGCTGAAGGTGCCACTGGTGCGACGGCTGAAGGCGCTACTGGTGCGTCTGGTGCGACCGGTGCCACTGGCGCGACGGCTGCTGAAGGCGCGACAGGTGCAAGCGGGGCGACGGGCGCATCAGGCGCAACCGGCGCAGCCGGGGCGACTGGAGCGACCGGCCCCTCAGAGCAGGAGCAGCAGGATGTCCTGACGCGCCTCGCCGCACTAGTTCGTGACGGCAAAGAGACGAAGCAGGAGCAACAGCA